TAGTAAGCCTTATCCGGACCTGGAAGCGTTTAAAAATCTGACACCAGAACAACTTCGGTTGTGTTTAGAGTGTGATAAAAAGCAATGGAATAGCAGACAGGAAATAGTGTACAAAATTCATCGCGATGCTTATAATCCAGAATTGATCATATGGCTTATCAACACGGGTTTTAAAGGTACTGAATGGGACCTTTTTGAAATTTGTAGAAGAGATGACGTTCAACTTTTCAAGTTTTATTTTGAGAGAAACATTGTACACAAAATAACAAACTGTCACATACTTCCAATTGTAATTAAAAACAACAATATGGATATTTTCAAGTATGTGGTTGAAAACGATTTAATTTGCGGTGATGATGCTTTGTTTAGTAAAAAATTAATATTTGAACAAGCTATTTCTGAATGCATTAAAAGCAACAACTTAGAAATGATGACAATGTTGTATACAAAAGATGAACCTTATTTCAAAAATATCGTTGTTGATCAGCTTTACAACGACCGTACATCTTACAATGTATTGAATACCGCCTCAAAAGAAGTATGTTTATGGCTTTGGGGAAATGGTATAAAATGGACTGCGAAACATGCCGAATTAGCAAGGAATAAGTTTATGATATCCTTTCACGAGTAATTTAGTAAAATTTTATCTATTTAATAAAGATAAAATTACAAACCATTAACGAGTCCAAGAAGTTCTGTTTTATTTGCACCGGAAATAACAGTAGTCTTTACACCCTTTTCAAATTTGATAAACGTAGGGATTGACTTTACACCAAGGGTATCAGACACATCCTCAGAATTTTCACAGTCACACTTAACAAAGACAATGTGGGGAAATTCCTTCTCAAGTTTCTCAAAAAATGGAGCAATAGCTTTGCAAGGGCCGCACCACTTTGTGTAAAAATCAATAATAACAACTTCGTTCTCGCGTACTATATCATCAAAGTCTTTTTGATTCTTGATGTGCTTCATTTTAATACTTTTTGTATATCTTTAATTGACTACAATAATAAATGTGGTTTAGTACAAATATTGGCTACGGATTTTTTCTCGGCACTTACTCTAAAAAATTTATCAAGTTGAACGAAAAGTTAAAAGTAGAAAAACAGCAATTTCGCCTTTTTGGTTTAGTTCCTGATATATACAACAAAATAGATCTGACAAAAGATGCCATTAGAAGTTTGACAAATGTTTATATTGGTTTTGAACCAAAATTTCGCAATTTTGAAGATATAAGAGCAATGAGTGACATGCTTACTGATTATATTAAAACAAGTAACATTTCCGTCTACTCTAATATTAATTTTTTTTCTGGTATCGATATCGAACGGTATTATTTATTATTTGAAAATATACCCGCAAATAGTCTTGAAATGTTTTTAGATAATGAAGATAATTTTCTCACATTGTATGACGACTTGAAAATATAATGTTTATAAACTTGCCTTGTCCATAAATAATCTTCTAATTTCTTCTTTTTCAGGCCCGTAAACAATTGCAACTTGTTTCCCGTTTTCGAACTTGATAAACGTCGGTATAGATGTGATTCCAAGCTTTCTTACAACTTCTTCGGCATCATCGCAATTGCATTTTGCAGCTAAAACATGTTTATTTGCATGTGCCATCTCGTAAAAAAATGGTGCAATATGTCTGCATGGTTCACACCATGTTGCATAAACTTCAATTATGACATTTTTGTTATCATTTAGAATGCTATTTAAATCATTGATGGTTTCTATCTTTGGCAACGCCATGGTTTTAAACTTAAATCTCAGTCTATAAATAAATATTATTATGCACACTTGACAACTGGGAAATATCTCTAATTCAAGATTCTATTGGAAGATGTAAATTGATTTCATTTTCTTGTTATAAAATAAAGAAATGCTTTATAACGCTTCTTCAATTTATAAAAGTCTTATTGAAGACAAAAAGGTAACTGATATTATTTATGAACTCAATTGTCATGCTCACCGAGTTACAGAAAAGTTTAAGCAACTTGTCGACGCGCTCTTTGCCTTTGAGGAAGTAGATAATGAAATTAATCGTGTGTCTGGAAGGTATAAGTTGGACGGTTCATATTACATTTCCGCCCTGTTATTTTATGTTGCAACAAAGGGATGGAAGGAACCAATTCAGTATCTTATTAACAATGGGGCCGACATTCGCTTAATTGTTCTTTACGATGACTATTGTACAAGAGACAAACTCAATGAAAACGTTGCGCATTTTTTTGATATCAAAGTGTTTTTGAAGTTTTAATAAATCAAAAGTAACTCAAACGTTCAATTTCGATAGTTAAGGTTTCAACCCCCAAAAAAGTTCCAATATCTTTTACAAGTTGACGTATATAAAACCCGCTGGAAACCTTTGCTTTCATTTCAAAAGTTAATATTGGCTTATCAATAAATTTCAAATGTCTCCAATAAGTCATGATTAAATCTTGATTAAACATGTGCTTTTTGTTAATTAAGCTTATACGTTGTATAGCCAATTGTGAAAGTTCGTACAAAGATATTCCATTGAAACCGATAAGTTCGTAGTCATACAAAATTTTCTTAAAAGACGGCAATTCCACTTCATCTAAACGATCGTTTTGAGTCCACCACCACAGAGGGTGTTTTTCACCCTTTTCATTTGCTACTTGATAACTGCTTAATGCAGGCATTCTTTGGTCATAAGTGCCTCCTTTTATCGTTTCTAAAAAGACAATAATATCGTCCTTTCTTATGCCTTTCGAAGATTGTTTATACTCTGGTATACCAAGCAAATCGCCCGAAGAACTGGTTAAATAAAACGCAAAACTAAACCTGTATGTTTTATCACTCTCATTTATTTTATTTGCCAGTTTACAAGACTCATTTAGAAAAATTTTTAAACATCCACACGCCATCGGATCAAGTCTTCCAGAAAAGGCTCCTTTTTTTGCACCGGTTATTGATTTCACTTTATCTACAATTTCTTTCGGTGTGTATCCGTAAGGCTTAAAGATTTCAAATATTTCCTCCCCAGTCCAACTTTCGGCGAAATCCGATAAATGATACATTTTAATAATTAACGCAAATGTTTTATCGATTTAAAAAATCTTTCTTATATATAACAGCAGGATGACGCAGAGGTAGCGTGCTGGGCTCATAATCCAGAAGTCGTTGGTTCGAATCCAACTCCTGCTAGTTTTATCTATGTCGTCATAGATAAAACCACTAAACCTTCGTTTTTCTTTATCCCTACACTTTTATCAAGTTTTGTGAAAGAATTTATTAATAGTAATGTCATAAAACCTGTGTTTTATGAGAAGCACAACACATCAAATAGTAATGTCATAAAACCTGTGTTATATGACAACATTTAGAAGCACAACACATCAAATAGCAATGTCATAAAACCTGTGTTATATGACAACATTTAGAAGCACAACACATCAAATGGTCTCTACGCCAAACAGTCTGTCATAACTCCTTGACGCCTCTGCCATCGCAAACGCCGGGTTGGAGTAGATTTTGGGGAAGACTTTGAAGAAGATCTTCCGTTGCACACGAGCTAAGGCCCGTGTCTTCAAATCAACCCATCGCATGTAGTTGATGAGTGCCTCATGGTAGATTTGGAGAAGTTGGTCATCCATGGTCGTCGTGTCAATAGTGTTGACTGAGATACCGTTCTCGCCGAGGTACTCGACCACCTCATAGTGACCTCTGATGAGAAAGTGCTCGCGGAAATAGCCCTGAAACGCGTTGAGGTCGGCATGTGCATGCAGATGCAGAAGACGAATCATGGCACGAGTTGCGACATGTGACATTGTCTCAAATGTCGCGGCGTCATTGTTCTGGAGTATGAACCCGGCATCGATGACCTTCTTCATGGCTTCGATGTTGTTGTCCTCAACAAGGGTGCAGATGAGTGTTGTACATGCAAACATCGAGAACTCTGAAGGGTTCACCCCGCGGTAGACGCTGCGGATGTAGTCGGCGATATCGTGATGACCATGACAAAGAGCAAGGAGGAAGAAGTACGCCTGTTCGGGTCTGTTCTGGTTGCGCGTCTCGAAGCGCCAATGGACCAAGTTCAGATTGCCAACTCGGCAAGCGTAGTCCAAGAATGTGTCTTCGAGGTCAAAAGGGCACACCCGATCAAATGCGACCAAATCCTGTTCACCTGCCATGTGAAGAAGACCGTTCAGAAACTCCTGCGAGTATGCGGGATGTTCAATAAAGAATGCCATGTTTGTGAAACAAGTGAAGAGATACCTTAACAAAAAAGTTGTCATAAAAAATCAATTTTTTATGACTGAATTAAAGTTTAATTACGAAAGTACAAAATCTATATATTCTTCAAACACATCAAATTTCTTTATGTCTTCTTCTGCATTGAGAATAATAACATTGTCCTTTTGCAAAGTATCCTTAAGCCACTGTTCATGTTTGTCGTGAATCTGCGTAAGGTATTCAAGCGAAACTGACGTCTCCTCGCTTCGATTTCGCATCTTCATGCGTTCAAAGCTTGTTTTTGGAGAACAACGAAGATATACAAACTCGTACGTTCCTTGTAGCTTTAGATTCTCCTCAAGCCAGGTAAACCACTTTAGATACAACATGTACTCAATCTCGTTCATCATTTGAGATTCGAAACAATTCTTTGCAAAAACATTTTTGTCACTCCAAATACTCCGTTCGATAAACACTGCTTCTTTTGTCGGATCAATCTCCTTCAACTTTTCTACACGGGAGATAAAGGCAGTGTTTTGAAACGTGTACGCAAAACGCTTTGTGTCTTCATAGAAATATTGAAGAATGTTTTTTCCGGTAGAGTCTTTGAAATTTGTCCAAATATCGACAGGCTCGTAAATGACTTGATAATTGTCATTGTTTAAGCTCTCAACCATTTTCAAAAATGTACTCTTGCCAGTACCGATATTTCCTTCAATAAAGTAAATCTTGGGCATTTTGCTTTATTTGATAAATCAAGTAAAGAAATCAATTTAAAATGATTGACATTTATGTAGACTCCATAAAAATAAAATGTATTTGAAAGAATTACAAGTTATAGTAATGACTGGTCTTAATTTCTTATTCCTAAAATGATTTCTTACAAAAACTTGTAAGAAAACATATTTCTATTCCATGTTCCCCCCTATTCCTGTTGCTTTCAGACCTTGCTACTCATCCTTTGCAGATGAGCAAAGGGAGATTATTGAGTTTGCAAACTCACTCGGAATTTACTCTTTGTGTGACAAGGAAGAAGTTCGCAAGGTGTTTGTCGCTTGGGTCCGAGAAGCAATGATTGGAACAAAAAAAGAAAAGTATCCATACCTTTTATGGCTTTATCTCGATGCTTGTTCGCACATCTATGGCATTGGAGACTATTCTGCCGGATATCATAGAGGATGGACGGCGGGTGTTGGAAAGTTTTTGAGAGACGGATTGACAGATAAGGAGTTTGTCTTTATCACAACAAATGCATAAGTTCAAATTGCCTCTATCAATAAATCCATTGTGTTGTCCACACTGCCAGAGTAAAATAGGGTGTCATCCACATAGCTTCTTGTCTCCAAAATTTCCAATCGCTAATGTGATTGCGTGTTAACACGCAATCTTCTAAACCATCAACAAGTCCAAAAGATTTTTCATTAAAAGCGTAGTACTTTTTTATGTACATGGGTATATCAATAATCGACATATACATAATGTAACAAAAGGTAAAAAATGAGGCTAAAAAAGTGTTTTGAAGCAAAAGAAAGATGATGGCTGACAATGTCCATAGACTTTCTTCTATAATATGATAAAATGGATTTCTTGTTATAACTGAGATCCAACAAAACATTTGAGCAAGAACTATTTGAGAAACTATAATCCAATTAAATGAAGAGATTTGAAGCGCAAATGAAATCTCTGCTATTGTAGCCAAAAATCTACCCAAAAAGATTGACGATAAAAAGTTGTCATAAAGTACAACCCTTTCAGCATCAACTCTTGGAAACATACTTCTAAACGCGCAAACAAACGTGTAAATACCCGAAAGATATTTTGTTTGATGGTATAATAGAAATGTTAATATATTAAATGCGGATACAAGCATCATATTTTGATTCCAAAACTTTGTTCGAGAATCAAGTTGCATTTTGTTTAATTATTATTGCGTACATTTTAAGCTGAGTTTTATATTTTAATCCTTATCACTCTTATAACCAAATCTCTCATACCATTTGTCACCATAAACAGATTTCACAAGTGTGATTTCACTATTGTCCAACTGAGATGGACGTAAACCGCTTTTCAAGCCCTCTGCAATATAAGCTACACTTTCGTAAATTTTTTCATCGGGTTTTTCAGTATTAACGTAATCGTAAGAGTACATATATTCTCCAGATTTCTTATATGCTTTCTGATCTTCTTCTGGAAGATTTTTAAACATATCTTTCAACTTTGGGTCATCAAAAAGACTATAATTACTTTTTTGATGAGGAAGAGCTTCATAAGGTTGATCTTCATCAGCAGATGCGGCCATTTATGACAAACAAGCTTTTTCTTAAATTTAAAATTTCAAATCTATGACAATTTAAACTTGTTACTAAATCTACAAATTATATATAAATGTATTTCATATTGAAAACTGCATATATAATTTCTCTGAACTACATCAACTTTTTTGTAGAGTATTGAGGTACTTTTCCCACTCGTCGCTCATATTTAGTTTGTCTGTAATAATATCAGGTGATGACATCGCCTGAATATCGTAAATATCTCTTTCAACATGAATTTTGCCTTGTTCAAAAGAAATTCCTTTAATATCTTCAATGACTCCATTTTTGACTATGATATCTTTACTGCTAAAAATTTTAAAGATGAGACCGAGAAAGATAATTGAAATAAGATATTTTGTTTGCTTTAAAGAAAGGCCGTGTTTATTTTTCATACTTACAGCCCAATTCTCAATTAAAACGTCTTTGAAATTTTTTTTCTTTATGGACGACCAATCCACGGCTTCTTCTTGTACACGTTCAACATTTTCCTTTCTTTGCATAATTTGCTCCTTCGATAGGATATTGAGTTTTGTTGTGAAAAGATTAAATATATCGTTGTACAATTCTTCTGGTTCTTTTTTTGTTATTCGATACATAAACTCTTTGTCCTTGTAGTTACACATTATGGCTCCTTTTGAAACGTATGCACCATAAGGTGCTATCCCATATGCCAGATCTTCAAACACTCCTTTCCAAAACTTATCAGCCGTTTGTTCACAACAATCAATAAAAAACGGATACAACAATTCTCTCTTCATTTATTTTATGGTTTTATCTTTTAGAAGAGTAATACAAAATTAGTAAAGAGATTAAGTATCACAAATTAAATCCTTTTCTGTCCCTTTTCGGTAAAATAAATTTGTTTAATAATAAATGTGCTGGAGTCTTCAAGCTTCATTAGTAACATGGGTTATTGGTTTAGTAACCGGTGTTGTTCTTCTTTGTCGGCGTGCGCCAAATGATATCACACTCGGGCTGTTAATTTTAACATACTCTTCCATGCAATTATGGGAAGCGATGATGTGGTATGATCAAAAATGCGGAACAATAAATCAAATGGGAACCAAACTTGCTTATATAGCATTATGGTCACACGTTCTTGCTATGGGCATCGGCTTATATCTTGAACAAAAAGTCGTATTGCCGGTGTTAATTGGTTTTGTACTCTTGATATACGGTTTGTATATTATGCCAACGAGTTGGATGTGTTCAAAGCCTGGAAAGAATGGTCATTTAGCGTGGGGCTTTGATGCGTCGTTTTATATGATTGTATTTGGTATTGCTCTATTATTTTGTTTAATTTATTTACGCCCTATTTCTCATGGTGCTGTTATAAGTTTCTTGTTTTTATTCTCATTTGCACTTTCATATTGGTATGGCTTTTCTTCTGGTGAAGGCGCCGGCAAATCGGTTGTTGGGTCATTTTGGTGTTGGGTGTGCGCAGCCTTTGCTATAGTATTTTTACTTTTGCCTTATAATGAAAAGAAAAATGATTAGACAGATATGTTCTCGATTTCATCTTCAATAATATTTAGTTCAAACCGACGATTTTGCCGCTCTGACAGCGTTGTACAGAGAGAGCTACCAGTGGCTTGGCACCCTTGCCAAGCACATACTCGAGTATGTGACGGTTACAAGGACAGTGTACCCATTGCTCTCTTTGTCGGGTTGCTTGTTGCGATTGGCAGTGGGTACATCCTCTTGAAAAACAATGATCCAAAGTTTTCACGTGAAAACTTTGGCTATCGTTTGAGAAATTAAACTTTTAATTTCTCAAAAAAAACTCGTCTTTCGCATGTTAATGTCTAAGAAACTTTTGCAATGATATTTATCAACACCCGCTGTCACACTGTAGGTTGGTTGAATACCCAACTCGTTGAAAAATTTGACCAAGCGAAGGATGTGCAAATTTCCCGCGTAATAAATCACATTTTCAGACGTACCTTTGAAAGCCTTGTTTCCTTTGTCAATCGTGGGATCAAACTCTCGAAAGATTCGTGCAATTGCATAGAGATCCATAATGGCAACCATTTTGAAACCTGCGCCATTTGGATCGGCGCCAGAAGTATTGGACGAAAGCCACCGTTGGAAAAAATCCAAGAGCGCTTCTCTTAGACTCTCGTTTTTTATGGCAGAAATTTGCTTAAAAACGCGTCCTGCTGTCATGAGCGATTTCATTTTTTTGCGAATAGCAATGGGAGGCAACGAGACTATCTCGCCCCGTACTTTGGTTTGCCTTACGACAGGGTCCATTGCCCATCGATAATCCACATAGTGGGTTCGTAAATTTGTATAAGGACATGCATGCCTTTCTGATATTTTGATACAGTTTCTAAACTTTTCGTTGATGTCTGAGAATGTTGGACTCCCATTTAAGACATCCAAAAGTTCGGCACTTTCGTCGTTGTCTTTGGACAAAAAGTACACGTTTTCAAACATCAAGTCGTAGGTTTTACTAGGACGTTGTGTAACAAGAGAGTTTACAAATGCTGTAAAAGTCACAGTGTTTTCTTTTGACAAATGATCCATTTGCCTGCTTAGAGGCAGGTGTGCTTCCCCAAATAAATAAAAGTGCCTTCCGAAAGCATTGTATTGATAGAAAGAACAAGGGCCGAGAATGTACTTGATATGCTGAAGAGGGAGGTTGTAACAGTTGAGATTTTGGATAAAAGGATGCTCTGCTGCCATTGCGTTGCTTATGGGAGCATAGTTTAAGCAACGCGAAAAAGGCATACAATTTCCTTTCAAACCAAGCGCTTTGCAGAGTTGTACTTTGGTCATATTTGCACTTCCTTTGATTCCTCTTGCTTTTGCTTGTTTTTTTAATTCTGTCATGGTTACTGTTGATGCTAAGGACATTTATAGAAAGTAAAAAATAAAAAATCACCAAAATTATACAAAAGAATTAAGAGAAAGGATAAACCAAAGACTCTAACGAAAAAGATTGCAATGCATGGAGCCAAACGAAGGAAGAAACCCTCTTACAAATAGAAAAATAAAACTTGGTGGGCAATACCTTTTCTAAACCGCCTCAAAATAATTTCTTCAAGATTTCGGTGTATATTAAAATGATAAAAATATTATTTTTGATTTTACTCTCTAAGAGAAGCTCGCATATTTTATAATATCCAATGAATGCCGTAGCTAAGCTACTACAGTAACGACGTTGTTGATTAGAAAAAGTACAGAATTTATTTCTGTACTTTTGCGCTTATAGGTAGTGCACATTTGAGGAATGTTGTAGAAAAGATTAAGAACGTTTGCAATGATAATAAAAACGTTCATACTTGTGGATACATTATTATCGAGTATATCAAACTGCATTTTAAGTTTTGAATCAAAACTTAAAATCACAACTTTTAATGCAAGTGAAAAACTTCTACGGATTTATTTTATTTTATAAAATAAATGAAAATCGAAACAGTAATTATTATTCTTTTACTTTTCACTTTTCTTCTCGCTTTATATCTGAAGAAATTTTTAGGTGCCTTCTTTATTATCCTTCTTTTAATTTTATATTGTGGATACCTTTATTATGCTTCTACCATTAAAGAAAATTTTCAGTTCTTTTTTCGAGATGATGATGAAAATGTGGCTCATAGGCCTGAGATTTATTGCGGTGATGCTGCTGCTCTTCCTACTAGTTATGATGTCATGGGTACTCGATATCGTTGTCTCCAAAAAGGTGTCGGCACGGGTATGATGTTACCTAATTATCGCAGAGACGAGTTTTTAGCACGACCCCGCCCACCTCCTGGAGAACGAATTTATTGCGGAAATGCCGCAGCGTTGCCCGCTGGTTACGCACGTTTTGGGTTGAAGTCACAATGTCTCAAAAAAGGAGTCGGTATAGGATTGGCTATGACACCAGCTAAACGTGCAGCCGCACAGGCGAGAGCCAGAAGACCCCCGGGAAAAAAGGAGTTGATGGATTTGGCAGAGAGATTTGGAGTCACAACTGGTGATAAGACGCGAAATGAAACTTTAGAAGCGATTGCTGACAAACTGGAGAGAATGACTATGTTGTAAAAACTATTTATATTTGATACCTAAGTGCTACAATGAAAATAGAAAGTATAAGGTAGAATGTTCCGCAACCACACCATCTAGTTAATTTGATATTTTCTTCTGCATTCCCCGGACACAATTTTTTGAGAAAACCTAAGCATTCGTTATGGTCGTTATATTCGGCAAGTTTTTCTTGACAGCCAAGCTGACTCAACATAAGTATTGCAGAAATTGTTATGACAAAGACAAAAAGAAGTCTATACTTAAATTCTTTTATATGTAAAGTCATCAGTATGACAATGCAAAGTATAACAAATTGGTCTCGAAAATGATCTAGGTAATCACCTAATTTAGACGTTTGGTTATACTTGCGAGCCATATACCCGTCAAGACAATCGGTAAAATAAGTAAACCACAAAAGAAGCACTGCAATTAAGTAATGTTTATGAATAAGAAAATAAATCGACATTATACCTATAATTAATCCAAAAAGAGTAATCATGTTCGGTGTTACACCCATCGCATGCAAAGGTTGGTCAACAGCCCGACAAAAATATAGAAGACCTATGTCAATAGGATTTTGATATTCATTGTTTATTTTATCTCCTGGTAAAACCATTCTTTATTTTATGCAGTTAAAAAGAAATGTAGAGTATTAATAAATGCCTGTGCAAAAATTTTTAGAATTAGATAGCACATACCGTAATAGAAATGCTGATCCAAACCCGGCAAGCTTTACTGTCAACATGTCTCAATATGGGCTCAGAAATGGACAAAATGCGATTGATCCTGTAAGCAACGCATATCCGCAAATTATTTTTAGTCCGAAGCAGTATACGAATAACAGTGATATTACTATTGCTGGTGGTGGCGGTATCGCCTTTATAAGAAATACATATTTTGGTATATTTACTTTATTACTACCACCTTCAACTCAAAATACACTTTATCTTGAATACACTGTAAATTTGACCGCACCTGTTTTACCTTTTGTAAAAGATATCTTCGTGGGGTTGAATATAACCCAAAATTTACCTGGGTATCCGTATAGAAGGATAAATGAATGGGAATGTATTTATAGTCAGCCATCGTCTCCAACTAAACAAATTTTTAAAGCTGTTATAGACTCGGCGTTTTCGACCATGCTTTCCCCGTTAACATTCGTTATACCTATATACCAAGCTTATCCCCTTTATTTTCTTCCATCAAGCCTTTGTATACCGGATTACTATAATAAATTTTATATACAAAACCAAACGTTGACATTTAGTCACACCCCGCCGCAACCAGAATATGCAAGCATTATTGATTTTGATAGGGAATCACATTATGCAAGTGCAGGACCTTTAATATCAGGCACGGCGGGAAATTGGAGTCCATCAAATACATATGTTATAAGAAAGGAAATTCCAATTATATCTTCCGTCTTGTCTAACAATTCTCTTAATAATTTGTCAGTTTTAGTTGGTAATACGTTTTTTGAAACAACTACTCCAAACTCGCTCATAAACGCATACATAAATTTTTTCAGCTTAAATGGAGGTCAATATAGCAATAAAAATAGTAAGATTATTGCAGTAGCAGGCACGACAAGTTGGGGTCAACAAGTTGTCGTTAATTATGCAACAGAGTCCACAATAGAGGTTGTTAAAAATGACGGCACAATAGAAGTGGTAGAATTTACAACGCTCATTCTTGCATTGGCACTCCCCGCAATACCTCAAAAGAATGACCAATATGAAATTTTGCAATTTTCAAACGATAATTACTCGCCATTTGTTTACACAGGAACAATGTCATCCAACTCCCAGCCAGTTTCTTATGATATAACATTAAACAGTTTAACGTTGCCTAATCGTTTGCTTTCAAACGGAGGGCGAATAGCGTATTATCCGTATGTGTATGTTATTATTGAAAACATATCGACAACTGGAGGCAATCCAAAAAATATGATTTATTCAAACAATCCAAACACATATAAGGCGGTATTTAGAGCACCAATAACAGATATGAATCATCCTTCAATGACCCCGTTTGTAAAGTTAAATGGTAATGGAATAAAACAAACAATGGTGTTTAAGCAAAACGATGATATGAGTTTGACGGTACTTCTTCCAAATGGCGAAATTTTTAAGATTGAAGAAGACGATACAAGCAATGGTCAATCACCCAATCCAGTTTTGCAAGTTTCTGCAGTGTTTTCTATGGAAAGAATACAATGATGAAGAAGAAATAAATTGATAAAGTTTTATTTAATTCCGTAATAAATAAAATGTCCGAGTTCGACCTTTTCGACCAAATACTCTTACCATTGAAAGATTTATCTATCAAAGAGAAATCAAAAATTGAGTGTGAGGAAAGAAAATTGGATTGTGCACACAATAACATGGGAGAAAATTTTGGGATACTTTCGTGTTTGGATTGTGGAGAGGAAGTAGGTAAGAATATTGCTCAAGATAAGGAATGGAGATACTACGGACAATCTGATACAAAACATAAATCTGATCCATCGCGTTGCCAACTGCGCAAGGTTGATGATAAGAGTATTTTAAAAGATATTGAAGGCATGGGTTTTTCCGATCGCATTATCAATATCGCAAACAACATCTACATTCAAGTGACCTCTGGTCGAATTCATCGCGGTAATAGTCGAAAGGCTATTATTTTTGCATGTATCTTTCACGCCTACAAAATCTGCGAGAATCCTCAGTCATGTGATACTCTCATTGAAATCTTCAACATCAACCGTAAAGCTGGACTGAAAGGATTAAAATATGTTAATCTTAACATGCCTAAAGAAACCAGTATCTTAAAAAATATTCATATTACACCTGTAAACTTAATTGAAGAAATTATGAATAAGTTTTCGGCCAGCAGTGACCAGAAAAAAGAAGTCATTGCATTGTATGATAATGTAAAGGACAAATCTTCGAAAATTAATCGCGCCAGACCACAGTCTATTGCAGCCGGTATTACTTATTATTGGATTTGTCAAAACGATAAGAAGATACCAATTGGCGAGTTTATGGAAAAGGTCGGGTTAAGTGAGTTGACAATTACTCGTATTGCAAAAGAGATATCAGAACTTATTTCTATTTAAAACGTTAAATGAAAATTAAAATGGAATCAAAGGAAGGAACAACTGCAGTTCAAGTTGCGGAGTCCAATTCCACCCCAAGTAATGTCTCGTGGTTAAACTTCAATGTAATTCACATCATCATTGAAGTCGCGGCATTGTGCGGAGTGGCCGTTTACTTTTCTAATAAAATAAGTACACTCACAAAGCATGTTGATGAGTTGACTCGTCGTCTTGAAGAACAGGAGGATACACTTCAAAAGCACGAAGAAATTTTAAAGAAGTTGATAACAATCAGGCAGCAACAAGTGGCAAGTATTAGAAGTCCGTCGCCTGCAAACTCATGCGTCGGTGGAGTGTGTACAGTAGCCACTGATAAGGTTGAGCAAAAGCTTGCACAGCATGTTGTTCAACCAAGATCTCAAAATTTTGAAATGCCACGTCCAACTGTTGTAGCGATAGTTTCAACAAGCACCTCTTCCCATGTCGATGAGAATGATAAGAAATTGCCTGTTATTACTGAAGTAACTGAAGAAAATCTTGACGAAGAGTTAAAAGATGAGTTGTTGGAATTAAAGGTAAAAAGTTAAACAAAGGCCTAAATTTATTTAAAATATAAACATCATATTTTAAATGCGTGGTTCAGTTGCTGAAAGTTTAGGGATTATTCCCAATAGAGAAATTAACGTTCCATTTAAAATTTGGTTTGACTATTACAAAAACGATATATCGCATATTTATGAGTTAGTTGAAGATAAATTGTACGATGTATATCCATTTACAGAGAAAAAGTTTTCTGATGAGAAAATGTTTAAAAAGTTTGCCTTAATGCTATATAAAAGTTCGTCAAAAATGATAAAATGAACGAAGAAGAGTATGAAAGAGATTCTCTTTCGGATGTGAGTGGTAGCGATAATGAGCAAGCTCAAGAGGTTGTTGATATCGATCCTGAATATTTAATCTATCTTCAAAATTCATTTCAAGATGATATTATAGACTCCCTTTTTGAACAAATAAAAAATTATGTAAAAGATACAGGTATTCCTTTTTGTGAATATCTAACAAAGGAAGATATTGAAATTATTATACAAGAACTCGCAGAATAAGTTCATGTATCTAAAAAAATACGTCGAATCCGGAAGCACGACTACGTTGTGGGAGTAAAAAACGTCCAGCACCCCTGGCACCAGAAATATTAATAGCTCCAGGGCTTGCATATGCACCACTCGGAGAAGCGATTTGAATAGGGGCTACTACGTTTTGAGGAATTACGACATTTACAGGCAACGGCACTCGTGGCTGAGTAAATTGAGGTACTGCACTGTGCACAGGAGACACAGTATTGTATACTGGAGATTGAGGATTGTATACTGGAGATTGAGGATTGTATACTGGAGATTGAGGATTGTATACTGGGTATACTGGAGATTCAGGATTGTATACTGGAGATTGAGGATTGTATACTGGGTATACTGGAGATTCAGGATTGTATACTGGAGATTGAGGATTGTATACTGGAGAGGGCGACTTTGAACGCACTGGCGGGGGTGTAAATTTAGGGACTGCGAGTTTTGTAGGAGATTGAGTCTTAGAAGCTGCAGCTGAACCCATGCCTATACTTGAAAGCAAACTTTGCAAACTCGGGCCGGAACTGGCTATGGTAGAAGGATTAACATAAACTGTGGGTTGACTGGCCGATAATGCTAAGAACCCGGAAGAGGCGGAAGGAGATACCTGTAGAGATGCGGCCTGTACAGGAGATAATAATGGCGATGACACTAATTGATTGCCTCCGACAGGAGAAAGCGGCATAGAATTTGGAGAGAGCGACATAGAATTTGGAGAAGCGACAAACAATAAGGTGGGTGACGATTTCGGGCATTCAGGTTCAGGGTCGGCAAGAACTTTCTTAAAGCATCCTTGTTTCGGAACCCATTTGAATTCAGGACCCGCGCATTTTGTCATTCTCCTGTTTGTCTTTTTCCACTCAAATGCACATGTACTGGGTATAAGACCCAGTTTTTGTTTAATCTCTTGAATAAGAACTTCATTACCGTATATCCTATGTCCGTTAATGTCAGTCTCAATAACATCTCGACTAGTCATATTTTCCTTTGCAGTGCAAACTTTGTCACGAATATCACATACCTGATTAGGGTCTGCGCAATAAACATTATTTTCAGGATCGCAACGAGTCGCCGAATCAAGTTCTACAAGTTTTTCTCTAGAAAGAATAGAACGATAATGTGTTATTCCCTTTGCATCTAGAATATTTTTAAGGTCGGCTTTCGTCTTGTAAGCGCATGACGATGAAGCGCGTGGCGGGCTTCTGGGAAAAACGACAACTGGAGGTGTTTGTTGAACCGGAGTCTTTTCTTTTGCTTCACTTAATTCTTCAGACAGTTTTGCAATAAGATTAATTTTGCAATGGTCATAAACTCGTTTTACAAGAACTTCCTTGTTACCTGAAGTAGGTTTGCCGCATTTTACAAGGAGTTCTTTTAATTGCTTCAATGACATATGCTCAATTTCTTCTTTTGAGATGCGAATTGGAGACCTTTCTTTCTTTGGAGTTTTTCCGGTTAAATTTCGTTGAAATAATAAAATTTTTTCAACGGCTTCATTTTCTTTTCCAGCTTTAAATTCATTATACTTTTGTATATGAAATTTCTTTGCAATAGTCTTCAAGGCGGAGATACTCTTTTTTTGGAGTTCTTCTCTGGTAAAATCCATTTATTAGTAATTTAATTTTTTTAATACTACAAAACCTACATATAAATAAATGAATAAAAAGAATATGAATAAAGAAGATCAAGTGAAGGAAAACTTTTGTCCGTCGTGTTTGGTCATGCCGCTTGCGTTTGTTGGTGCAGGCGCTGTAGTTGCAGGAAATAAAATGCCGAATAAGCACAAAAAGTGGAAAAAAGCAATGCTCATTTCTGGAGTTGTTACTCTTGTCATTCTCATTTTGCTTCTCTTATATTATTTTATGTTCAAAAAGGATTGTGATGGAACATGTAAAATATAAATTTTCAATCCAATTTTAATCACTTAAAATTAAATTTTTTATTAATAAATGTTTGTTCGTATGAATGGTCATTCTTACAAAGTCTACAAGGATGATGATGAATATTATATCATGAGAAGAAAAGCTTACAAGGAACTTGTTGATAAATCATCAGTTCAATCTGGTTCACCTGCTAAGAAGGCTAAAAAGATACAAGGCGGAGCCGTCGTAAAGCAGAATATTTCAAAGTTGATAAGGGAGGATAAGAAACTCAGACAAAAAATCAAGAAGATGGAAACAATGATTGATGGGTGCGATTCATCTGATTATAGTTGCTATATGGAACTCGACAAGGCAAAAATCAATCTGCGGTTTTCTGAAAAACAAAATGGAGAGTTGCTTGCACTAATTAAAAAGTTGACTGACGAAAATGAGGATTTGTCAAAATTAGCAAAAGAGATTAATATACTTACAGACAAATGCGCTGTAGGGATGTCCCAATCTAGTAGTCAAGTGGACGAGCGCATTAAGGTTTTGCAATTGGAAATTGCGAACCGTGAAACCCAAATTCTAGATATGACAAGGCAAAAGCAAACATGCGAACTTCAAAATGCAGAAATTCAAAAGCAAATCCGCACGCTTCAAGGCAATATGACCGCTTTGGAATCAGAAAAGAATACCGCAATTGCCGAAAACCGTCAATCGAAGATTGAATTACTAGAAATCAGAGAAGAACTTAAAAGAATACAACAAGAAGTTGTAGTTCAAAACATGTCTTCAAATGGGGGTGTGAACCAAAAAGATTATGATACAAAACTTGCAGAAATTGAAGAGTTAAAAGTTCAAGCTGAAATAAAACTAAACAATAATGAAATTGAAAAACAAGAAATGGAGAAACGATATAAGCAACAAATGCAGGAATTACAGGAACAGCTAGTACAACTTCAAGAGCAATTAACTACAGTTGAAAGAGAAAATAATGAAAATTTTATTAGGTTTGAAACTTGTGAGGCGTCTAAAGCTCAAAAACAATTAAAATTTGACGAACTTGAAACACGTTGCTCAAAAGATATTCAGGATTGTGAAAGAAGATACTTGCAATTAAATGACAGGTTTGATAAAAAAGAAGCTTTGTACAACCAAAAAAATCAAGAAGTGCAAGAATTGTCACATTGGGTAGAAGACTTGCAGCGTGAGCATGACGAAGAACAAGAAGAAAAGGAAAATTTGATGAAGAAAATAAATGATTTAAGTAGCCAATTGGCTTCTGCAAATGAAAAAGTGAGTGATTATGAAGAAGTTCACAGTAGCTTAGAAAATTTGATGAAAGAAAATAATAAATTAAAAAGAGAACTTGAATTTGCCCGACAACGATTATCTGAAAAAGACCATCAAATACCAGTTGCATATTTTCCGGAGGATAATGATGAAGAGATGCAACAGCAACGTCTTCAGCAGCAACAGACGCAAGAACGGGAAGCTGAAGCAGTGCGAGAACGGGCCGCTCAAGAGTTACGACAGCAACAGCAACAGCAACAGCAACGTCTTCAGCAAGAGCAACGTCTTCAGCAAGAGCAACGTCTTCAGCAACGTTTTCAGCAACAACAGGCGCAACAGCAACTTCTTCAGCAACAACAGGCGCAACAGCAACTTCTTCAGCAACAACAGGCGCAACAGCAACAGCAACAGCAACAGCAACTTTTTCAGCAACAGCAACAGCAACAGCAACAGCAAACAATGACTGGAGAAGAATCAGAAGAGGAAGAGGTACAACAACAGCCTCTTCTTGAACCGCAGGAAGAGGAAGAGGTAGAGGTACAACAAGAGAAAAAAGGCAAACGTAAAACTAAAAGTAACAAATCTACGAAGCAACAAAAGGAATCTTCTTCGACCGAAGTTGAACCAAGAAGAAGTGGAAGGGTAAGACACGCGCCTAAACGTTTGATTGAAGGAAAATTTATGTTCTTTTAAAGGCTAATTTAATGTACATTTTTAAAAATTAAAAATGTATAATTTACTAATTTATATATGAGACATCGGCTAAATTGTCAAGAACGTGTATATAGCCATTTGTCGCACTAATAGTCTCTTTAACTTTTCCTACTTTGTTTACAAGAACTTCACCAGCATCATTAACTTCGACAATAAGGGGGTTGTTATAGTGATATTTTTTTGGCATATAAATAGCTGACCCATTTTCTATTAGATACTCTTTGCTTGCGACACCAGGTAAAAGATAAGAATTAATTAAAACTTCAGCGCGAAAGACGTCTAAGTTGTTCATGTAATGGTCCGGTATATTTCCGTCTTCTGTAACGAAAAGTGTAAATCCATTTCGAACAGGGGGTTTTGTTAGTTCATCTTTGAGTCTTCCAGTTTTTATAATTTGTATAGTTCGAGTAAAGCGCTTATCTTTTTCCAATAAATTAAAGATAGTGCCAGTGTATTCTTCGGGAGCATTTTCTTTTTTACAAAGATCGGTATATTTGTAAGTGTAATCATAACGTTGAGTATTTGGGGCCATAGAAACCATTTTTATTATACTCATTTTTTTATTTAATAGTCGATTGACGTTTCGATTGGTTTGTGAACTGCATCCTTTTCAAAGTTGTACAGTTTGTCAGAAGAAAGTAAGTAATAACTTGCATAGGGATATTGCGGGTCGGTCAATTTTTGCATTGCTTCTTTTTTCAGTAAGGATGCGTCATACGTTATTTCGATTTTGTAATCAGAGCGCTCTGTCGGTATAAATAGATAGAAATCTCTCTTACGAAAACAGAAAAGGGGATACGAAGGAGGAAACGATGTATTTGGAAAAATGGGATAATCTGTGGTGCCAAGCAGAAAAGATTCCGACTCGTTTTTCAAATATACATCCAAGATAACATTTCCTTTTACCTTAATATGCGCATTTTGAAACACGTCAAAAGAGTCGCTGATAACAAACTTGTATCCGTGTTCAATTGGAGTGAAAGAATCTTTTAAATTTTTAAAACTGGCAATGTCGCCTCCGCCAAGTTGAAGAAAACCACGAGCATTACAACTGTTCATACCTATTTTAAAAATGATAATCTTTCTTTTAAGATTATTGTAAATGGAATCGATTGAGCTTCTTGTTGCATCTTTGAAAATATCGGAAAATGCGTACAATTTTCTTTTGAAATGTCAAAACGAAAGTGGAACCAATGCTATTGAAAGTATAATAAATTTTACAGCATCTAATCAAGATGAATTCAAAACTTTAGCTTCCTTTGTATTTGAAATTTTTGCACAAAATGGCAATCTTGATGCAATGAAATTCATGGTTGAACAAGGAAAGATTGATCCTGGAGTAGATTCTTCAGCCCTTCTCTATGCATGTCAAACTGGCAAAATCGACATTGTTCAATATTTAATAGAAAATGGGGCAGACCCGGCAATCAATGGCAATTTGCCAATAATTTTTGCTTGCGCAAATGGACATAAAGATGTTGTAATTAAACTCATTTCGCATGGCGCCGATGTTCATGCTTTTGATGAGACACCCTTAATTATGGCAATTCGGTATGGTCACAAAGATATCTTCAAATTACTTTATGAAGAATACGGTGCAAATCCATATGCACAGAACAATATTATTTTTAAAGAAGCTTGTCTTAGTGGAAATATTTCCATGTTGCAATTGTATTTTGAACTTGGAATTCAGATACTTCGTGACGGAGTTCTTTTACTATCTGTATGCGCTGGTCTCGGATTTTCAGACATTCTTCAACTTTTAATCGAAAATGGAGTCAATCCAAAGGACCAAAATTTATTGGCATTTGCAACTGCTGTAGAGTATGACAAAATAGATTCTTTGTCGTTTTTATGTGAAGTGTTGCCAGAAGACGAAAAATTATCAGGATCCGAATTAAGGCATTTATTGAAGCATGCAGAAGATTTTGGGGTCAATTTTCGAAGCGAATGTTGCAAGTTTTTAAGAAAAGCACTTAATATAACATTTGAGTCTCAATTTCCCATTGACATTGATATCGTGGACCAATGCCCGGTTTGTCTAGGCAACTCTAATCTAATTTTGGGGTGCCGTCATTGTATATGCGGCGATTGTCTACAACAGTTGAATGACAACCTTTGCCCTTTTTGTCGCATTTACATTGACCGTCTTTTGATCAAAAGACGAAAATAAGAGTATAAAAGGACAAAACTAGATAAAATATGGAACAAATTTTGGAATTCTTAACAGAATCTGGAAAAAATATTTTATCATATTGCATTTCAGATGATAAAGAAAATTTTGTAAAACTAATTCAAAAACAACCTGAACTATTAAATTTTCCAAGAATATATGAAATTGCGTGTCAACACCGTAGCATAAACTTGGTAAAGCATTTTTGGAGATTTGGTTTGCCTATCGATTTATTTATTATTCCGGTGTTATGTTTACAGGGTCAATTAGATATGGTAAAATTTTTTACTATAAATTACGACATTTCAAAAGTAAATTGGGTGCCATTGATAACATGTGCGAGTAAGAGTGGTAATTTAGAGCTTGTAAAATATTTGATTTATTTAGGCTTTGATCCAACTGAAAATGAAAACTCTGCCATTCGCACTGCTGCTTTTGAGGGGCATTATGATATTGTTAAATTTCTACTTAATTTTGGAGTCGACATAAATTGTAACAAAAATTACATCTTTCGAATAGCGTGTGAGCATGGACATGTAGAACTAGTCGAGCTGCTATTAGAAAACAACTTTGATTTATTAGCAGATAAAAGTGTTGGCATGTCTCTAGCCGCAATTAATGGCCGTAATGAAGTGTTACAAATTTTAGCCCTAAAAGGACTTGATTTACGTAGTGATAATTTTGCAGCTTTTTATTTTGCCATAAAAAGCGACAAGTTAGAAACATTGACTTTTTTAATTGACCTGGTTGGAGAAGAACACGTAAAGTATGAAATTATCCTCGGGTTTATAGAGAAGGTGAAAAAGATTACAGAACAAGACCCAATAAATTGTCGACTATTCCTCCAGTCAAAATTAAAAATTCTCTCTACAATAGAGTTTCCTCTTGACATTTTGCCAAGTGATGTTTGTCCAGTTTGTTTTCAACCCGTATCGTTAATTTTATCTTGCCGACATTCAATATGTCTTTCATGTTTTCAATCATTAAGAGACAAAAATTGTCCTTTGTGTAGGTATCCAATTGATAAAAATTTAATCAAACGAAAATAAATATTATTAAACCATATAATATTTATGATCTTGTACTTAAAGTCTGTTATAAACAAGTTCATACTTTTGTTCGTTGTGTTTGCGTTGCTGAAGAGCGATAATATCATCTCTGTGAGCAGTGCTGTCATCAAGCCAAGAAAGGCTCGTAAAACTGTTGTTGGCATATTCCTTTTCGAATTGCGGTTTGACAGCATCCATTGGGTCTTTAAACATGTATCCTACTGCTTTTGTTGTAGCTCCATAAATAGGTCTGTCAAAAGGTTCAGTTTGTTGATTGTCAATGTAATATTGAATTTGCCCTCCTGTTACAGTAGAATATCCCTTGTAATTTTTTCCATAATTTTTAAGTTCTGGGTTATGAGAGATGTTGTCGTTTATTAAGTTGTAATAAACTTGAATGGGTTTAATGTCAAGTTCCTGAATGTAGTTTCTTGTCGTATCATTTAACCGTGCATCATTGACTTTACTTTGTTCTACGGGCATATTTAAAGAACTTTTACCTGATTTAAAGAAAGGACTCTGTTCAACACCTCTTTCGTTTAAGTATGTGTATCCGTCATTACTTTTGCAACCGTTATTTAGGCGACACATGTTTCTTACATCATCTTTACTCGGATTGTCACTATCATAAAACTTTTTTTGTTCATAAGGTAAACACAAAGGTGTTGAAAATGTACCAGGTTTTTGATAATCCATACTAGTGGTTCTGTAATTAGTGGTAGTTTTTTGAGAGCAAATCTCCATTTATTTTATATGATTATTTTGTTTTCAAAATCGTTTTCGGTAGCATTTAATTAATTAAGAATACAAGTTAAAATGGGCTCAAAAATTTGTGACAATTTTGAAGCTCTTGAACGGGCAGAGGTCAAACATTCTAAACTTATAGGTGTCAAACAAAGGTTGTAAATTTTTTTCGCTCATAACAATTTGCCACCATATATCGGAATGGTTTAAGTGACATCCACGGTGTAATTACTCTGCATCTTTTAAGAGTCTGTGCCCTTTATCTCCTTTTCATACTGATGCAATTGACAAATAAACCCAAAGTTTGGATCGGTAATAGGATGTCGTTCTTGAACAAATGTATATGCTTCGTTGAAACCCAACTTAAGCTTGTACATCACATAAGCGATGATGACAGTTGATGACCGAGAAATGCCCGCAGCGCAATGAACAAGAACACCTCGGTCCTTTCGGTACTTCTCAATAAACTTGTTTGTAAATGAAAAGTATGATTTCATGTCAACCTTTGGATTGTCATCTTCGTATATCGTCATGTAAACAAATGGGTATTTTTGTTCAAACTTGTTTTCTGCAAGCTTTGGAGCAATGTTGATAATTGCATTAATATTCAAAGTCGAAAGCAACTCGAAATTTTGAGCATGATACATATCAGAGATGTATAAGTTTGGCATTATCATTGAAAAAGAACGCATTGGAGATGAAGCTGGCGACAGAGGAGGTGATGAAACATCCGGAAACAGTTTTAAAACGGAAACATCACTGAGTGGGGTAAAAGTTTTTTGAGGCCATTTTTCACTCAATTTTTCAGCAATTACTTTCCCCTTTGCTTGGTCGTTAATAATTAGAATAATGCTTTCGGAGGTTGAAATCGGGTGATGTTCCGAAATTAATTTTAGAACATCGATTTGTTTGGCTTCAAGGATGTGGTACGAATTCAGATTTCCAATCAAAACCTTTTCAAAGGGAATGAAAGGCGTATTTTCTGTACGAAAATCAATGAAGAGGGTCATCTTTATTTAAGAACGAAAGACATTGAAATTTAACGATTTAAAAGATACTCCAGATAATCTAATAATAATGTCGGAGCAAGTTTTACATATCAAAGAATTAGATCTCAATATGATTGCGCCGCCAAGGGAGAAAATGTATGACAAAGATCAGGGCGGTCCTAAACTTGTTGTCATTGGAAAGCCTGGTACTGGTAAAACAACACTTATCTCTAGTTTACTTTACGATAAGAAGGATATTTTTCCTATTGGCATGGTTATGAGCGGTACAGAAGACAGTAACGGTTTTTATGGCAAGATGTTTCCGGAAACGTTTGTTTATAATAAGCTAGAGGAAGACAAGATTGAAGACTTTATCAAGCGCCAGAAATTAGCAAAAAAGCACCTCAAGAATCCGTGGGCTGTGCTATTACTCGATGACTGCACTGATGACCCTAAAGTTTTGAAGAGACCTTTGTTTCAAGGTATTTTCAAAAACGGAAGACATTGGAAGATGATGTTTATTCTTTCACTTCAGTACTGCATGGACGTCTTGCCAGTAATTCGTACAAACGTGGATGGCACGTTTATTCTACGCGAAACAAACTTGCGAAACAGAAAGTCGCTTTGGGAAAATTATGCCGGTATTATCCCCGACTTTTCACTCTTTTGTGAGATTATGGATCAAATAACTGATGATTATTCTGCGTTGTATATTCATAACGCGACAAAATCAAACAAGCTTGAAGATTGCGTTTTTTGGTACAAGGCAGACCCTAATGCAAGCAAAAATTTTAAGTTTGGAGCGCCAAATTATTGGGATTTTCACGACGAAAGATATAATCCCGACTCTGCAGATACTTTGTAAAAATTAAAAAATCTTTATTCAGTTTCCGCATGACAATGAACATCAACGGTGCGATTATTTTTAAGAACAAAAACATTCTATTACAAAGTAAAAACTGTAAAAATAAATAATTTTATATATAAATGCCTTCCAAACTTGATAACAAGAAAGTTTTCATAATAGGTGGAGTAGTTCTTCTCATAATCGCAATAATTGTCATAGTTTTAATGACGAGTAAACCGAAAAGCAATAGTTCAACCCAATTAAACAATAAGACTATCGCAGCAGGCAACATAACGCCCGCAAAGGTTAAGAATACGTATTTATCTTTTCTTTATGCTGGAAATACCCATTATTTGGTTTTGAACAATGGTACTCCCGTTAGCGCAACGACTGATATAACGAATGCAACACCTATAATGCTTGTACCAAAAGTGCTTTCAGCAATAGTTGGCATACCTGCACAAAATGTAAATGCAATACAAACAACTTCCGGTCAGTTTGTAAATTTAACGTATTCAGCTACTCAAAATGTAATTAATGCAAATCAAAATATGGTTAGTATTTCCGACAACTTTTATTACAATTCTTCTGGTACGTTTGCAACTATGATTGTAAATTCTGCCAATGCTATCCAAACATACTTTGCAAATATAGCTAATGAAAACAATCCGGAATATTGGTACTTAGCTTATTTTAATGGTACTTCTTTCAGTTTTAATCCCGCTGCAGCTGGTAATGTCGTGTTCCAAGCAGTTACTCAGTAATTTACCTCTTCAAATTAAGCTTCTTAATTTGAAACAACTATACATTTAATCAAAAATTATGCCGGAATTAAACGAAATACAAAAAATCGAGAATTGGCAAGGTTAAAATCGGTAGAACTTTGTATATTCATTCCTGCTCTTACGCCACTAAAGTTACTATTGGGAGGGTAAAAAGGCCCTTGGTCATATTCTGGAAAAGTGTATACTGCTGTTGTAATTTTTGTGCCATCAGCACTAACTGGAAAAAATGTTTGTGATGTAGGAACCTGATTAAGAACAACACCTGTGTAAACCGAATTTTCATTTTTTATTGGTATTAACATTACATTATTCCCATAAAATTGAAGTTCGCTATCGTCAGGATTTGTTATCACCCAATTTGATATATTCCACTTTATAGGAGTTTTAGGAGTGTCTTCTAAATTATAGTTCGTAGTGTTCAAAAATTTATTTAAATTTGTTAAATAATAGTTTCCTGAAACAGTAGGGTTAAAAATAACAGATTGCGTAGGAAAAACATATGGGGTCGTCGCCGTTAAGGGTAAAGATCCAGGAGAACCACTACGAGTACCAGGAGAACCACTACGAGTACCAGGAGAACCACTACGAGTACCAGGAGAACCACTACGAGTACCAGGAGAACCACTACGAGTACCAGGAGAACCACTACGAGTACCAGGTCTTACTAGTTCCCCTGGTTTCTTCTGTAGATTGTTTAATTGATTACTTGTTGGGTGCTTAGTTGAATTATTAGAACTGCTTGTCGGTTTACCAATCATTATTACTACAACGATTATTACTATTAGAATAATGAGCAATACACCGGCTATTAAAACTTTTTTCTTATTAAGTTTAGGGGGCATTTATTAAATTAATAAATTATTTTTCCAACTATTCTATCATAACTCTTTAATTTTTTATGTGCAATGATACATTTAAAATAAATAAAAATCAAACTTTCTTACAAACTAGCTTACAAACTTTTTTACAAACTAGCTTACAAACTTTCTTAACGAAACTTCATAGACAAAAAACGAATATGTTCGTCATCAAGAGAATCAAACATTCGATTTAGAGTTTCATGAATAATCTCATCGGTTAGTTTGTACTTTTTGAAATTCTCTACTTGTTCCTTATCTTCGTTTTTCAAATCAAACTTGTCATTTGAATCTGAAGTAAACAAACAATAGTTTTTAACCTCATTTCTTAAAACGGAGTTGAGTTTAAAAAAATCAGTTGCGATGATGATGTTTTGAAACAGCTCCTCACATTCATACTCAGTAATACAACACCTAGTCTGATACTCAGGAATATAAACATTCGTGTCCATGGCAGCCTTGTAAAAGGTGCGAAAAAGGTTGATACAGTACTCAGTTATGTATTCGGCCAAATCTATTGTCAAATTTTCAAGGCGGCAATCCATCTTCCAAAATCGCTTATTCTTTTCCGTTTTCAACAGTGTATAAAAAGCGTATCCCTCATCGCCAGAGGTTTTCAAGTAGATAATGTTAGAACAATTGTAAGGGTTGTTAATAAAGTTGCGTATGAGCTCGCTCAGGCTTGAAAATGACAATGTGTAATTTAGAAGGTATTGAACGAGATCACTTTTGTCAAAAGCGATGTATGTTTGGTTGTGTTTAATGCCAAGTTTTTGGCACAACTTAAACTTACTGATGTCATCAACTTCCAAAACTTGTTTGTGATAACCATCAAGTAGCAAAAGCCGATATTCAAGTGAAGAAAAAAACTTTGGATAAACCGTAGAAATTATCTTTTTATCTGTAAAGTTTTTCTTTGAAAAAATGTCCTTAATTTTTGTCAGGTGTTCTTGCAACATTTCAAAATAGGCATTTGGCGAAAGCATACATTGGTAAAAACTTCGATTGATTCGAATATCGGTCAAAATATGATTATAGTTTCTCGAGTCCTTCAGCGCCTCAAATAATTCGCTTATAATCGTTTCAAGCTTGTCTTTCTCAAACTCGCCGAAAATGGCATTAACCTCGTCTGACAAAGTTATGTCTACAGATGTGTCCTTCTTTTTGAGAGGTACGACCTCGCGATATTGTTCGGGTTGAACAACTGTCACTTTTGTCTGATGTTTGATATTTTGGGGAGTACTAAATCGAGACACGATTTCATTAATCATGTCTTCAACTCCGTCTTCCAGTTGCACATTAAGTTGTTTCTCTAGAATTTGCTTATAGATCTTGCACTTCAATTTTTCCATATTGAGTTTGATTTGTAAACGACCAATTTCTTTGTAACACTCGCAGTCCATTTTATAGTTTAACATATGACTGTAAATTCAGTTTAAATTGTCAATGACATTTATTTATTAAAAATATTTTTAATAAATAAATGTCATTGACAACAATAGTTGGAAACTTTTGGGATAACGATTATGCTACAGATTGGCCATCAGAAGTATTGGATGCTTTGAAAGATAAAGGGTTAGAGTCGCAGGATCTTCACACTTATGGAATACAAAAAGATGAGACCGGAATCACTAAATCAATGTTTGTTATATTGGCATATAAAGATGAAGACGTGTTACCTATTTTTGAAAAATCTCAGTTTAAATCACCTTTATTCCTAACAAACAGACAATTTTTTCTTCTTAAATCCCTCTACATCGAAAAAGATTTTAAGGATTTTGACCCAGTCATAACTGAAATGCTAACAGGCTACGGTTTACCTTCAGAAGGTCTAGTTGTGTTTACATTATTAAATGAGACGTCGCCTTATATATCTAATTTTTCTCTTTTGAACTTTAAACACCGAGGCATTCGTTATAAAAAGGATAATTCAGATGAAAATTTGTTGCTTATGATTTATGGCGAGGCATCAATGGATGAAATAAAGTTTGGCATTGAGTTTGAGGTTTGTGTTTGTGATAATTTTGAAGAGGGTAAATTACGGTCTATGTTAAAAAGTCCTTTTAATACCCAAAATTTGCTAGATATAAATCATTTGGGACGTTTACAAGGTAAATTAGATAATTTTAAAACATATACGCTTATGTTGCGAATTCTAAACAATGAATATAACTTGACAAATGATTTCATTGCACGTAAATATGGCGAGTATTATCATGTTTCGCCAGAAGAATTATACACCTCATATTTTGCGACAAGTGACAGCAGTATTGAGTGCGCGGAACCATTAAATTTGTCCACAAATAGAACTTATAAAAAGAAAGAAACATTTACTGCTGAAAATTGTGATCTTGTACCAATAGAATTAGTCACACCAATAATTTCATTGGAAAAACCTTCATTTGACAATTTTATCTCCACGCTTGATAATGTCATTCTAAATGAAAATTTTTTATATGAAACCAATGATTCCCAAGGTATGCATATAAATGTCAGTCATCCAGAAGCGATTACTATACTGGGTAAAGAAAAATTTTTGAATTTATGGTGGCATTTCGAACCATTAATTTTTACTTTTATTCCTTCTAAGCGCCGTGAATCTGGTTATGCAAAAGCTCTACGCAAAGTTTTTCCAACAGTTTCAGAACTACTAAAAACATGGAAGTCTGTTTATTCAGACCCAGACAAACCTGAAGGAAAATACAATGCAATATCGGTTAAAAGCAATCGTTTTGAAGTTCGAATTGTGCCTTCAGGCATGAGCAGAGAACATATATTAAACTGGTTAAAGTTGTGCATCAAGCTTGTTTATGCATCTGTTACTAAACCATGCTTCATTCCAGAAGATGAAAAACGGATAAACCTGAAAAAATTGATTTCATCCTTATTTGATGACTATCTAGAGGATGAAGATTTAAAGGCATATTTTTCGGGTTTAGCTTACAGCTACATAAATCCATTACCAGAGAAATATGAAGAGTTTATCGTTGGATATAATTTAGGGTACAATTATCCGCAAAGAGATGAAATATCTGGGCGATTGGCATATGACCTTGCTTTGTTGACACCTTATGATGATTATGATGAAGACGATAAGGAACATTTAGAACAATATATACGCGATTATTTAGGCAATGTTAAAAAGATTACTGATGTACGAATCTTTTTTACATCGCTCATTACTGATGTACGAGTATTTTTATTAAACGATAAAGAGCTAAGTATAGTAAAATCGTACTTACCAAACGTAAATTGGTCTGAATCATTTTCAGGAGTAAAACTACGTAAAGAAAAACTAGTTATCGTTTTAGATAATTTTCCTGAATTTCGTAATATAAACTTTGTAATCAGTCATATATATTATGATGATGAGTCTAAATTTGACACAGTTATGGACTTAAAAACATTATTTTCTGCGTATCCATGGTTAATAGACCCAAAATTCTTAACGCGCCGCCTAGAACTTGACCAAGACATTGTGACAGAGAAATCTGAGCTTGATTTTTTGAAATCGTTCATTCGAAAGTATTTAGACGAATTCCCACCTGATAATTTTTTTATATTAAAATTGGCAGTTTTGGCCGATGATTACGATACTGTGAAAAAGTATTATGATTATAACGGTGAAGAATTATTAATCAAAAGGTTTTATCCTATCAATAATATAAAATCTTTAGCTGTTTTTAAACTTATATTGCCTATTGATTTACAGATTCTTGATACAGATTTTGATTTGAATGTAGATGAAGCAGAAGATTTGTTTGAAATATTAGTACCTAAATTAGACCATAAACAGATTGGAATATCTAACGAATTTTTTCGTTTTTTTAACAAGTTTTTCCAAAAGTATAACGGACCGTGCTCAAATTTCATTATAAAGTATATGACATTCCAAAACACTTATAATCTTGAAACAATTTTTACACAAATTATGAAGGGTAATAACCCATTAACTCCTTGTCAACTGTTGCTTTATAAAACCGCTAATTTTAGCCCAAAATTTAAAGAATTAATAAAATCAGTACGAAATGTCGAGTAATTTTTAAAAATTTAAATTATGTTTTATTTTTAAGACATAATTGTAAAAACCGTGTTTGTAATACCCTAAGCCTGTATTTTTTGATACTTTTCAGAGAGGGCAACGAAGTTGTCGTACCAGGCCCAAATGACACACCGATCGTCGTCGTCGAGTTTAGGGCTTGTCCACAGCTTTTTGAAATGGTTAACTTTGTTTTGGTCAATCTTTTCAAAGAGGACATTGTTAGAGAGAAAAAAGGATTGGTCACGTCTCTTAATTACGTCTTTCAAGGGAAGGCACTTTTCGCAAAACGTTTTCATAATTTCTTCTGTAGGTACTTGGTCGGCAAGGAAAATTCTAAGAACAATGAGGTCTCCCTCTTCAGGAAACTGTTGAATAAGTTCATCTAGAAAACCAACTAGACTTGTTTTAAAGTCCGAAAGAATCTGAAGCTTAGATGACATTGTTTATTTGTCCTCTTTTTCTTTTAAACTCCGTTTGGCGAACCATTCTTTATATGTCAAGTATCGAACAAGAGAGATTAACCATGTAGTACTAAAAAGTACGCGCGTTCCCATATGCATTTGCTCATTCGTCAAATGGATGTTAACATCGGCCAATATCGACTTGACGAAATAATAATCCCCTCCATGGTCATCTTCTACTTTGGGTGCATCTGCTCTGCTTGTGTCATGCTTAAGATGTAGCTCTAACTGAGTCAGACAACACTTGCCATCATTAAACTGCCAATGAATATAAACAATAGGCCAAAAAAGAAGGTGAAACCATAAATATTTTGGAGGTAAGAGACAACCAAAGATCATAAAATAAACAAGTAATTTATGAAATGCGCCGACTATAAATATTAAAGAGTCTTTCATTTATTATTAATAAATGATTATTATTGCCTTAATTGTGTTATTTGTCCTATTTTTTATACTGTATTACAGCTTTCTTTCAGCGAACCCTTGGTCCAACTCAATGACAAAGGATAAAATTCTTTCTTTTATTCCTGAAAAGTTTGCACTTAAGATAAAGATTATTAATTCAAAAACAAATCTCAGCTTATTACAATATCCTTTGATTTTCAAACCTGTTATTTGCAACGGAAATGGGAAAGGCGTGCAAAAAATTGAAAACGAACATGAAGCGAAAATGTATATGAAAAAGACAACAGAAGAATTTATAATTGCACAAGAGTATTATCCGGGTACTTATGAAGTTGGTGTGTTATATGAAAGGTACCCCTTTTCTAAAAACGGTAAAATTATTTCAATCGTTTCCAAGACGACAGACAAAGATTGGAAACCGTTGCGTTGCAACTCATGTTCATTCAAAAAAGGAGTTGATTGTAAAATTTTGAACACGACCCCGGCTTTAGAGAAAAGAATAGATGAAATAAGTAAACTCATTCCGAATTTCTATGTGGGTAGATATGATATTCGTTTTGATAGTCTTGATGACTTTGAGAAGGGAGAAAATTTTAAAATTTTAGAAATCAACGGCGTCATGGGTTTTGATTTAAGAACTAGTATAGATTCAAATGCATCCATGTTTACAACTGTGGAAAATCTTCTGTACTGGGTTGGTAGACGCGTTATAATTGGCTTTGAAAACATTCTTATGCTCAACGGAGGCAATGTTTTTGATGCTTTAAATTTTATAAGCAAGTTGCAAACGTATGAAAAATGCTGTGATTACGAACATCTTTTTCAGCCATCTTCCACTTAAATTGTCGCTTAAAGCTTAATTTTGTATATAAAAATGGAACCTGTAGTTACTTTCAATGAACTGCCTCGTTTTGAAGGGCAAATTCGTATTTGTGAGACAGCTGGAGACTTGTCTCTTTATCACTACAAAACCGTTGACGAAAATAGCGACCCACTTTTGAAGCAAATCCGAGGCATTGTTTTTGATAATCTTGGAAATCTTGTTATGCGCGGGTTTCCCTATACACCTGAATATACTCACGATATGCCAAATCTTCAGGCGAAAATTGGAGATTTGAGTCAGTATAAGATTACACTCTCTTTTGAGGGTACAATTCTACGAGTTTTTTATTATAATGATAGATGGCATGTTTCTACCCACCGTAGATTGTCTGCAGAGTCGTCGTATTGGGCTCTTCGTTCGGTCTCTTTTGAGGAGCTTTTTCGGCAAGGAATTGATACCATTCTTCAACAGAGTGAATCACCTTTGAAGACCTATATGCAGCAAAGGGGTATTAACGAGTTTAATTATGATACATTTTTCAACTCCCTACATAAGACGCGACAGTACATGTTTCTTATTTCCCCCGTAGGAGAGAATCGTATTGTTTCTGCAACTTATGGCGACGTTCCTTTGGTTCTTCACGTTGGTACCTTTATTGAGCAAAAATTTACAATTGATGATTACATTGGTTTGCCGATTCCTAATCAGCTTAAGTTTGGAAGTGTAGAAGAGTTGACGACATTTGTGGCCGGTATTCATCCTCTTCAGGCACAAGGTGTTCTACTAATGAGTCCAAATGGATTTTTCAAGATATCGTCCAAAATGTATTCGTTTTTGCACGAACTGCGAGGTAACCAGGCAAATCTTCAACTTCGTTATTTGGAGCTTTTTAATGAACCAGATCGTCTCAATACGTTTGTTCAACTTTACCCCGAATTTAATCATCACTTTGCACACGTAAATGAAAAAATAAGCTCTCTTGTAAAGACAATTCATAATGCCTACATCAGTAGGTTTATTAATAAGCAGTTGACTTTTCTCCCCCAAGCCCAGTTCTTTTTTCTCATGAAGGTTCACAACAACTACTGCAACACCAATATCAAGACCACAAGTGCTCGTGTGCGACAACTTCTTATGGATGAGCCTGCTATTAACATTTATCGTATGATTAATGTGTAATTGAGTGTTATTAGATTATTTGGTTTTTAACAAAATAATCAGGAAAAAGACATATATATATTTTCCCAAGTATTTTTCAATACCCTTGTTCCAAAATCTTTTGTTGATTGAAATGAATACCACCATGGATTAATATTCTTTTTGTTTATAAACTTTTTCGCTGATTCCCAAGTCACATTCCTCCCACTACAACCATTATCAATAAGAATCTCAATCAAATGAAGGTCAAACTGTGACTCTGCAATTTTGATTGCTTGCTCCCTGTTGATTGTCGCATTTACGCCTTGTTGAAGCAAAAACTTTACAAGTTGGAGATTACCGGACGATAAAGAAACTATAAACGGTTTGTTATTTTGTGCGTAAATATCCGATCCGTTCGAGTAAAGAAACTTTACAATTTCCAATTTTCCTTTTGTACAAGCAAGCACAAGAGGAAAATGATTATCGAAAAAAACATCGGCGCCATTGTGGTATAAAAATGTAAGAATTTCAATAAAGTCGTAATTAATTGCGTTGATGACAGCGTCATGTCCAATATAGTTTAGAGGGCCAAGATTATCAACAAATAATTGAAGCGTTGTAATGTCTCTTTGAATTACAAAAAAGGTAATGCTATGCTTGACGATTTCGCGTAAATATTGTTCATTGATATGCTTCTTCTGCATTACGAACCACCGAAAAATGTTGACGTCGACGGCTGTTTGTATAACAATATTTACGATAGAAGAATCAACCGTAAATTCGGGATTCTTTAGAATGCATTCTACCACTGAATAATTTTTTGTTTTTATCGCAATGCGTAAACATTCCCCTTGCATGTAGTTGATATCTCCTCCTTGAAAGATCAAATACTCCACGACTTCTGGAGAATAATTTTGAACCGCTTCAAGTAAAAGTTCGTTTGTCGAATACGTTTCTCCTTTTTTCTCAAACATAGCAGTCATAAAGTCTAAGATGTCATTCATTTCTTTAATTGTTTTTTCAAAGCATAACATCAATTTAAAATTAATTCCCATAAAAATGTGCTTCATGTTGCTCTATACGATTCAAAATCTTGTTCATCATTCTTTGACCACATTCTCGTTTTAGATCATAACAAATAGGAATCCACCAAAAATAAATTTTTCTTGCTGCCTCATTTTCAACACATTTTCGTTTCTCTATATATGCCTGTGCCATCCGTGACAAAGTTGAAATTTTCACCACACCCTGAGAGTACAAGATATAAAGAGTGTCATACTTAAAACACCAGTCACACTGACGGATGACTCGATCGCTAAGTTTTTTTGGATTACAGCCTTTTGTTATGAGATAATATACAATTCTCCAAATATCGTTTACATTCATGCACGCTTTGCTAAGCGCTTCTGATCCAAATTCTGAATTCAAATCCAACTCAAATGTTGATACGATGTATTTCACAATTTGAATATGGTTAGACGAAATGGCCGCCAACAAAATTGTATGTTCATTTCGAAACCCGACTTGAACCGCAATTTTTACAATTTCTAGATTGGGTTGGCGGCCAAGGAGCAACGCTGTGTCAGACAATCTATTGAGAACGTCAAGTCGAAATATGCCTTTGCTAAGTAAAAAATGTACAAGATGGAGAGACTTGCTTGAAATAGAATTTCGCACAAGTATATTCTCGTCCATTTCCATTATTATTGCGCCTTTCAACTCGTTTTCAAAAATGTCCTTGACAATTTCAACATTTCCCATTGTCGATGCGTTAAAAATCGCGGTGTAACAAATGCGTATGTTGTTTTGTCTTAAAAATTGTAAAAGCTGCACATTTCCAAGTTCCGCCGCAAAAGGAACACAAATTTCCAAATATTTTTTGACAGACTCGTTTGCATTATCAATAACAAATTGAAGCAGAGGTAAATATGCATTGAGGGCCATCTCGTGCATAAATGCATATGTTTCTGAATAAGGTTGAAGAAACTCAAAGTTGTCATAGTCACTTTTAAGCTCTTGAAGCAAACCTTCCGCGCCTTTTTCTTTCAATATTGTATACCAATCGAAGTTTGATTCATTTTCGTCTTCCGAAGAAAAATAATTTTCAGGTAAATAACAAGTCATTGCTAAATTTCTTTTCCAAAAAAATTTAGCTTTCTTTTCAATTTAGAATTGATGGTTTAGATCAAAATGTTGTTTAATATAAACAAAATGGAAACCATTACTCTTACTTTTGGCGATTGTGCCGAAAATCATAGAGGAATGCAAAAGATTGGAAAAGAAGGTTCTGAAGGCCTTTCTCTTTTAGAATTGGAAGAAATTCAACAATGGTTCATATCACAAGGCAAACAATGTGATATGATAAATTTGATTCACAGTTTACCCGACGATATAAAAGAAAAGGCCGAGCCGGCCTTTCTCCTTGTGGTTAAAGACGGTTGTGGAGCGTTGACTGACAAAGATGCATTGCAAAAAGAACAAATGTCTCTCACCCGTGACTCAAAAGCCTTTATGTATGGACGGGTTGTTAACAAAAAAGCAAGACATAATTTGTGCTTTTCAGATTTTGACCAAGAAGCGCAATACGATCAAGGCAAAGGCACTGTTGTTTCTTTTGATAAACTGCCAAAACTTCGCAATGTGAGAACCATACTTGGGTTGATTGGTGGAAGAAAATTGGACGGTTTGCAATGTGAAGCAAACTATTATTATAATATTAAGAAAACATACATTGGTTTTCATGGAGACACGGAGAGAAAAATTGTTGTTGCCATTCGACTCGGAGCGGATTTTCCGATTCATTTTCAATGGTTTCGAGACACACTTCCTGTTGGAGATATGTTTACACGTGTGTTGGGTGACGGAGATGTCTATTTTATGTCTGAAAAGGCAGTTGGTTTTGATTGGAAAACAAAGAAAAAGCTCACTCTTCGTCACGCTGCTGGCCCTGAAAACATTGTAAAGACATGGTAAATATGATAAATGAGTGATCCTTTTTTCGACTTTTTTATGTTGTGTCTTAAAAATAATGAAGAAAAAGTTTTCTCTTTTTTAGAGAAAGAAAACCCAAAATTAAACGTTTGTGAAATTTGTGCTTTTATCAGAGGCGGTACAAACACAAATATTCTTTCAAGAGTAATAGAAGAGGAAAATTCTCAATTTTTTGAAACAGCCGTAATGGCAAACAGAATAGATGTTTTTTATTTTCTCCGTCAACGTTACCCAAATTTTAAGCTTGACTGTATAATAAGGCAATTATTTTTTCAGGCCTTTGTCGAAAATGAAAATTGGGAAATGACAAAAACGCTCGAAGATTGTGGGTTCCCTTTGAGAGAAAATTTATGTGCGACTTTTTTAATGCAGGATGGTGGTGATAAATTTAAACGGTATTATTTATCTCGTCATCAAACTTGACACAGCGGTACAGGAATTTTTGCACTCTTATTGATATAGAACGCCATATCAACCTTGACAGAATTAATTAATTCAATGCCTTCATACATATCTGATAAAATTTTGATTATACTTCTTTGGTTGTCAATGGTTCCCATATTAGTCCAGTCAAAATCGATGAATTGATTTGATTCAGAATCGTAGAGTAAAAACATGTCGTTACAAATCAAACCCAAAAGGGCATGACCAGAATAAGTTTTTTTCATTTTATCAGTAAATGAAAATGAGATTATTCCAAAACAAAGTAGAAATGTGCTCTCATAATAAGTTATTATTAATGGAACGCCGTATAATTTAGTTGATGAAACCATTGGAAATTGAGGCAAATACAAACAACATTGCTTATCAGAAAATTTTGTTCTTGTTGTGTCGTCAACTTGTGTATGGTAAACATCATCAAATAGTTTTCTACTTAATTCTAGGTATGTGTCTTTTTGATCAACTACCGCAAATTTATGATATAATTTTTTTAAAACCGAGCATTTTGCGATGTTTAACATAATAAAACCATCTATATTAATGTCATGTACTAAATTAATCATCGCAGAAATTGTTTCTCCTCCGGAACCGTACCCTTTTTCTCTCTGGTTTGTGATTGATGGGTTACTGCAAAAAAGTTTTGCAGAAACATCGACAAACACATCTAAAGCAGGAGGCAATGTTAATTGTTTATCTTCGCAAACGATATTATACAAAATATTATAAAAAAATTCCTTTCTACCGCCTTTAAAATCCGGACACGCAATTTCAGTTATTGGTTTTTTAATGATAGTTTTTAAAGCGTCATCTGCACTAGCTTGTGTGTTCATTTCATTAATGCATAAGGCGCGTGCGCTATCAGATAAAATTAACCCATTAACAACGGAATTTAAAAAACATGTACCCGCAAACTGTCGTAGCCGACCTTTACCGCAGCCAAAGGCTTTTAATATTTCATCTGAAAACCACCATTGACATTCTAAAATATCACTTGATTTTTGTTTATCTGTTAATTTACTTTTGATTAACACATAATTGCCTTGATACAACGTTGTATACATACTTGTAGGCAAAACAACATCGGTATAATTCACGTTTAATATTCGAACTTTTGATGCAATTTTAGAATACTTTAGAGAAAACACAGCTGGATAATCTCGGAGAAAATGTTTCAAGTCAGACTCAAAAAAAGTTTCACTCTGTTTTAATTTCATTTTTACTGTGTAAAATAATACGCAAGGAGCACGTGTAAGATGTTCAATGTTTTCAATAAAGAATAACAATAGGTTTGTTCTTAGATCTACATCTTCAAATTTACCGTCTTGTACAAACGGATTACAAAACATAATAACCATATCGTTTTCTCCCAATAATTTACCCTTATCATCGGTTGTAAAATTAAAAGGATGACGAAAAGAAACAGGCCGATAAATCAGGGTAAACTTAAATTGTGTTCCCAAGTTGCAATACGCGTTTGTACTTTTCAAGGGTTTCTCTTCAGCTTTTAAAAAATGTAAGACGACAATTGTTCTATCCCTTAGTTCAATTATTTTAACTGGTGGAATATGCGTTGGTATTTCTAAATTTTCTACCGTAATCATGCTATCACAAGATGTAGCCATTTATTAATAAATATTATATTTACGGATTGTATAATCGGCAACATTTTTTATATTTACGACCAGAACCACAAAAACAGACTGCGTTATTCTCGTCTTTTACGCACTTCAACTCCTTTTTTAACATATCTATACTCATTTTTTCGGTCAAATTTTTATAAAGAAACATCATACTTGCATCTAAGTTGAGTAATGTAGACGGTTTTTTTTCATTAAACTTTATGTTTACATCTTTATTTTCCATTCCCAAAAAGCTAGATATATTTTTTAGTATTTTCTCAGGGCATTTTAATAATAAATCATAATTAACAACTTCATAAGGGATATTGCCAACAGAGTGGACAAATGTCGTGTAATATTGTGTCCAACTTTTCAATGTCAGTTTTTCATCACTTGAATTATCTTTGTAAAATTTATTAACAGAAGTTAACACATCGTTTGGGTTTCTTACAACTAGAATTATTTTATCTATCAAGTGTCGTATAGAATCTAAGATTCCAACCAGATAAGGTTCCTTTACTACTTGAACATTCAATAATTCTTCATTAAATTCCGAAATACGACGTTGTGAAAAATCCGTAATAAAACTGCTTAATAGATGAAGATGCAATTTTTTATTTTGATAAAACGATGTATGAGTTGTGTTTCGATACATTGTGTCAATAGAAGTTTCAGCATTTAAACCAAAATCTAACCCCATTTTTTCAACTATTTGTGAAACTAAACTCGTTCCCGATCGTGGCATTCCAAGTATCAAAATACACTTCATTTTATATTTTTGGGTATTCATTAAATTTCAATGTGATTTTTTTACAAAAGATAAAGAAAAAACTATACGATGTGGCTTATACTTTACATCATTTTGTTTCACCTGTCAGGCGTAAATGCCGAACAAAAAACACCCGTCGTTTTGGTACACGGAATCCTCTCTGACATTAATGAGCTAGTCGACGCAAAAATGTGGTTCTCACAAAATCTCGACCGGGAGATTTATTCAATTGAAATTGGCAATGGCAGGTTTGACTCTTTTTCAAAGAATATGAAGTGGCAAGTAGACGCGCTCACTCACTCTATCAATTCTTTTAGTACACTCAGTCAAGAGTTTCATATCATCGGATTTTCTCAAGGAGGGTTGCTTTCTCGGGCGTTTGTCGAAAATAGCAATAATCGACGCGTAAAGACTCTGATGACGTTTGGAACTCCTCATATGGGTGTTTATTACTATTCCGATGACTCTGTTTACTCAGTTGAAAACCAGAAGCATATGTCATATACTAATTATTGGAAAGACCCTTACAATATGCCTCTATATTTGAAGAATTGCACATTTCTTCCTATTTTGAACGGTGAGATCGAGTCTGATCTGACTTTATACAACAAGGTTGAAAACTTTGTTATGGTCTGGTCTCCTGTCGATGAGGTTATTCGTCCTATTGAGTCGGGAAAATACGAGTTTTACAACGAGAATAGTGACGTTATTGTTCCGTTTACTGTTTCTGAAACTTTTAAGCGTAACAATATTGGTATCAAGAGTATGTTTGAGGAAGGGCGTATCAAGTTTGTGCAGACCAATTGTGCGCATCGGGAGTACAAGAGTGTTGCCTGTTTAGAAGAACATAGGACTGATATCCTTCAATATTTGTATTGATTTTTTTCAAAATAGTTATCACTTTATGTAAAACAAATGTATCTCAAAATTAAATACCGTTTTGAAGCACTCTGTTTTCTTTTTTTTGCAACAGTATTTATTCTTTCGTTTATAATCAAGGATGAAAATTTAATTTTCAAATTGCAGGGCTCTGTCGGATTAATTATAGTATTTTTTTCTGTTGCATCTTTTAAGGACAAAATTCATCCAAAAACACAAAACATTTGTCATTACATTTTGGGTTTAATATTCATAGGCATCCTTGCATACTCGTTTTTTGTTTATTATTCTGAGGAGGGAAGAACAAAGTTGCTTTTATATTTTTCTATAACAGGTGCAGTTATCTGGTGTTTTAGAATAATAGAGTTTACATTGTGTCTTGACCCGTACATGGATTTTTTGGAGTCAGAACGCGAAGCAATTATATAATAAAGTGCTGTTATATAATTTGATTTTTTGAGACAAAAAAATGTATGTAAATAAAATGGGCGATGTTCAGGAAGAAATCAATGAGATAATAAAAAACATTATATCGAAAGATTGCGACACATTGCTAAAGGCAATAATCGAAAGTTTTGATGTTGATACACATGAAGAACCCATTTTTGAAATGTGTTTCAAAAATGGAAAATTGAAGTGTGCAAAAATGATTTTCGACAAAGGCATATCAAATTTTCGCCTCAGTTCGTGTATCGGGTCGTCGTATGATTTGTCAAAAATGAGTTTGGAACAACTGGACTTTTTAATAGACTACTGCAAAGTGGATGTCGCTTGTTTCCCAAATGAAATGTTAAAAAATTATTATGTACACTTTAACAAACCTGAACCAAAAGAATTGAAGAAGAAAAAATGTTGTGCTATATTATAATTACGCAAGTGCAAGCTCTTGGAATTGAGCATTACTTGTAAATAAAGAATCGCCTGTTTCTCCTAATGAAATATTTGGAATAGCAACACCCGCAGTAACGTTAAGGTTTAGAGTAAAATCAGGTACAAAAGTATAGTGCTTTACAATCATTTGTTTTACAATAACATCGTCCCATGTCATGCCTTCAAGTGCGGGATTAGTTTTCTTTATCAATCTCATATATTCATCACGGGTATCTGTTGTATAGTAATTAATAAATGAATTTGGTTTACTCTTAACAAACTTGCCGTTTCTTGGTAGTAAAACTTCGTCTTCTTCTCCGTGAGATGCAAGTTCTTCAGGAATTCTCATGGCAGGAGCGTCTTTAGGTACTATGATTTCTAATAAACAACAATTGTCGCCAGAAAATCTAAGTGCATTATCAATGTTTGTTGATGTTGACATATATCCAGCTTCGAAAAATTCAGAGTCGCCAGTCTGCTTTTCAGGTTGCTTAAAATTGGTAAACACTGTATAATCGATTATGTCAGGATTACCCATAATTTTAATCCCCTTATAAACCTTGATATCATAAGGTCTAAATGTGAAATCGTCCTTGTATTCTGACGAATTGCGTATAGCCGTATCAAGATATAGTATCAAATTTTTGCTTTTAGAGGACAAGTTTGCCGCAAATAAATCTCCGGAAACAGAAGCGTTATAAATCTCTTTGTTTATACTAGAAGTAAAGGTATATTCACGAATTGCCTGTTTAATTTTCTCTGGATAAGCTAAAATGTTAGATTTTTGGCTTTGTAAAGCTTGTTCGGCAAATTGGTCACCAAACCTAAACTTTACACTATGTTGATTTGCCTTCATTTTTTGATAATATTCAAAAAGACTTTTTCCGCTCTCATGTTCTAGTGATTTTTTTTCTTTTTTCGATGGTGACTTTTTTCCCCCTTTCTTACATTGCGATTGTTTCATTGGGGATTTTTTTCCGCCTTTTTTTAAGGGTTTTGACATTTTATTATAAGATAAAGATAATATTAATAAATGAATGATGGGGTTTTGAGTAAAATTATAAGGAACAACTTTATCGTTTACAAGTTTGCCTCAAAAATGCTTTGGCTGATAATTTCAAAAGCAAAAAAAGCAGGCATAACTAATATAGATGATTATATAAAATCTGACATTTTCGTATCTGGAAATGTTATTATTTTAAATAAAAGTGGTATTCCAATATCTACCCATCTTTTGGATGCTAAGAATTATGTTCAGTTTCTTAAGATACTACAATTGAATCACATAAAGTTTCTGCAAATTATGGGGGCAATTTACAAGTTTACATATGATACAAAATTTATAACAAAAATTGTAGCTTTTGATTTAGATTTGCAAAATCTTATTGTTGAAAAGTTTCGTATTTACTTTGCAGTGCCGCCCGATTTTAATTTTGATGATCTACAGGAACTCATCTCCAAAAGCAAAGGTGATTGGTTTATTCCATGGCTCATAACATATACAACATCGTCTAAACAAAATCTCGTTCGTCACAACTTAAATTATGACTCAGATTATGTTCGTGCGTGGATAAAGTCTGACACAACACCGCAATATATTAATGCTTGCTCTGACAAACTTCTGGAAAGCGATATCGGTTTGTGTACAAAAGATCAAAAAGTTCAAATTTTAAAAGGAAATTCACACTACCAACCTGTCAAAGACGGTATCTTTGAAAATGTAATGAAAAAGTATGGCAAAGAAGTAATAGCAGGCCCTTCGGGATCATCTGTAATGACATATCAACTTGTGTTTAACATACTTAAAATTTGCAAAGGAACAAAAGACAAAATTATGCTTCTTTTATGTATAATTGGTGATTATTATCCTGTTCACCACTCTATTCCTGAAATTCTTATGATTTATCCCGAAGAAGCCGATTTGCCACATTATAACTTGTCAATGAATGCGGGTGACTACCTTCGAGAATTAGTGGGTGAGTATGTTCCAGAGATTAAATTTTCTATGGCTTTTACAAAACGCGAATGCGACGATGCGTATTTCGATGACTTGGATACTTTTTTGGATCAAGTTATCAAAGAGTCCCAGTATCAACCAGACTTGGTACAAAAAACAGAAAATGGAACACGCTCGTGTCCACCTCTTTCTCTTAATGATTGTAAAGCTGACAGCTTTCATCCTGACTCTGCCAAAGTTCAAGTTCTGCTTGGTCGTTTTGGTCTTACAACAAACTGTTTTACAGACTGCCCTGGCGTGTACACCGCGCTCAATATACCAATTTGGTCCATTTTTCGAAATGACTTGTTTATACGTTACATTGCAAGCCGCAATGAAAAATTAGATTCAATATTCCCTATCCGAGTCATTTTATCAAACAATCAAGAGTTTTTTATTCCGCCTCATAATATGCGTATTGTAAAGCATATTCAACTTTTATTAAACGAATATTTTACTGAATATACATGGGATCAAAGCGACTTTGAAAGTAAAAATGACATAACAGAAGACAAAATTACACCCAATATAGAAAACAAAGAATTGGCTTTTGATATGTCTCAATACTCAAAATTAATGAATGATAAAATAAAGAAAGCCATAGTTGCATTTCCTTCCTCAAATATAGTTTCAAGAGAGTTGTGCATGTTACGCAAATTGCATTTTTACATGGTTTTGAGACACAAAAAAGTATATCTTCCTTTTATCTTAATAAGTCATTTGAGTAAATATCACATACTCAAATGGTATTCTGATAATAATAAACATCTCGAAGGACAATTAAAGGAAATTTTTTAATTTATTCTTCTCCAACATAAGAGATAACTGCTTTTCTCATAAACAAATCAAAAGTTGTGTAATCAACTTCGTTTTCATAATCCTTATATAAATCATCATAAATAAAGGGAAAATTCTTCCGGAAGAAAAGAAGAAACGTTTGTCTTTTGCTATGATACCGTACAGGGATTGTCATTTCCTCTAGTAACTTGTCAATCACGCTACTATTACAATTTTCTTCCTTACTACATAGATGTATACATTTTACATCTTCTCTCTTCAAAAAACGAGTCTTTAAAATCTCTGAAAGATAATCTTTCTGTGTGCATATAGCACACGCATCGCAATTCTTAAGAGTGGTAACGTCTTCGTCTGCACTTTGATTTCCCGAAATTAAGAATTGTGCCTTTTGACATACTTTTTTTAAACATGTACAATATTTTTTATCTTGTACATGTAAACAAGGTTCAGAGATAAGATTCATAATTTTTTGGTTTAATCTACCAGAAATTTGACTGAGAATTTGGTCTTCAAAAGAAATTCGAATACCAAGGTCATCTATTATACCTGAAAATGTGTTTGTCATTCGTTCCATTATCCCTGTCGAACAAATGCCTGCAGATTCACCAAGTTCTTCGCAAAGACGAGACAAAAGCAAGTTTTTGTATTCGTTTTTTTCAATAAAAGAATAAATGAGAACAAGTGCCGATTTTAGGGAAAGATCGCGGTTGCCATAAAGGGCATTATCCAATTTGATACGATTGAGAGCAATTTGACCATTATCATCTACTAGATTTTTCATACGACTGTATACGTAATCAAAATCTATCGCTTTCCCATCATCTTTCTTTATGAGTGGAATGGCAGATAATCTATTTAGTGTTGCAATTGCCGATTCTTCTATAACCAAGTTGTGCGCATTTTGTGCGTTCTGATAAATATTGATATTATCATCCTTTCCATTTCGCCCCAATTCTGTAATGAGATGTTTCGCCTTTTCTTTAGCACTCTCTGAACCATAACGAAGAACAACATCAGTTGCATCTGCTCTGATGTTATAAATCTGAGCAGTGTCGAAACCTATAGATAGCAATATATCACAAATAGTGTCATCCTCTTTTGAAAATTCAACAAGAAGAAGTTGGAGAGAAAGGATACGATAATAAGTTTCATTTTTGTTATTATTTGAAAAATGCCGCAAAAACTCTTTTTGATAAATAAAAAGAATTTTATCAAGTTCCTCCCGTTCTTCTTTTGTCAACCACGTTTTTCTGAGATTAAATTGGGTTTTGAGTGAAAGAATAGATTTGTACCGATATTCCGATGACATGTTTTCATTATCTAAGAATGCAAACATGTGCGCCTTGCTTTTGTCCGAAAAATTAGTATTTCTCATCAACGTGGTTATTGCTTCATATCTCTTTACAAACGTAATGTCGTCTTGCATATGAGTCATAAGAGAATCTAAAAGATTAAAAAGGTCATCGGAATCATCTTTGTATAAGCAAATGTCTTTACAGGTTTCTAAACGTAATGAAAAAGGAATGTCATTCGATTTGCATATGCGGACCAAAAACTTTTCCAAAATTTTTGTTGGGCCAAGACAAAAAATAGATACAAGTTTTTTCAAAATTTCCACAACTTCATATCCTTTGGTTTCATAAAATAATTTTATGGCTCGAAAACGAAGGTCTTCATCGTTTGAAAAATCAAGAAGTAACGAACACATATTTTCAACTGTCACTAAGCCATTTGTTTCCAATGAAAGATTATTTTCTAGTAAATCTTCAAGGAGAGTGGTCATATTTTAAGGAGATGTTCAATCATTAAATATTTTTCTTTTAATAAATGATGCTTACATCAAAAAACATAAATGAAGCGAATCATAATTTTGTTCAAAGTTTAATTCAAAATAAAAAAAATTATATTCCATATTATTCATCCGGACCTTCCGTTTTGACTGATATGGATGTGTTTCCTTATACTCGATTCTATCGTAATAATTCAAAAGTCGATTATCCTATTGCATTTGAACGAGAAGCCGGATGGAAACCTGTAAATAATAAATGTTATAACGACCCTGTAGTTAGACCCGAATTAGATCTTTATCCCAATCATTGCTTTCAAACAGCTCCTTCTGTAACCTATCCTTGCTATCCTGAAACTTTGCGTAAATACTCAGATAAGGACGCACTTCAAATTCAGCTTCTTCGCAAAGGTATTAATGAGTATCGTTAAATACAAACCTGAAATTCTGCTTAAAGAAATGTTACATAGATATGTACCTATAGCTCAGTCGGCAGAGCGTTGCTCTTATGAGGCAGTGGTCGCGGGTTCGATTCCCGCTAGGTACACAGTTTTCATATCACCATGTGATATGAAAATTTTGTTTTGAAAAATGATTTTTTTAAACATTTTTAGAGTTTAGTTATGTTTTGAGAAATGCCTATGAATGAATTAGAGTTTGCGGCTCATTCGATCATGGCAAAGGACGTTGATTTAAAACGTATGACTTTGAGAGAAAAACTGCTACACAAACGACTTTACGAAAAAGCATTGGCATTCCTGCATAAACGCAATGATAAAATTTTTCTTTTTTTAGAATAAATGGCTTTGTCTAAAAAAGAAAAAATTATATTTGGTGTAGGTATAGTTTTATTTATAATTATAGTTTGTGGTATAATTTATTTATCCATGTCAAAGAAATCAACGGCGTCTACAAGCTCTTCATCTACTAAGTCGTCGAAAACTTCCGGTGCTCCGCCTGTAAACCAAAAAGCGAACGTAAACACTGCAAACCAAAACGTAAACACTGCAAACCAAAACGTAAACACTGCAAACCAAAACGTAAACACTGCAAACCAAAACGCAAACACCGCAAACCAAAACGCAAACTCAAACATAAACGCAACCTCAACCTCAACCTCAAACGCAACCTCAACCTCAAACGCAAACTCAAACCAAAACGTAAACACCGCAAACGCAAACACCGCAAACGCAAACTCAATTCAGGGTGCATCCTTAGCAAATCCTCAAATGGTACCCGCAGGCCAATTACCTGTGGATGGTCAAAACTTTGTTATTATGTCTGCATTCAACAATAAATATGTATCTGATAACGGCGTGCTTACCAATGATATAAACGGTGCTAGAATTTTCACTTATAATAAAAAAGCCAATTCTACGAATGAAGAGATTGGCAATGCAAATACGTCTGACCCTAATCCCGAAAGGTTAACGATCAACTTTCTTGGGAACAAAGCGCTTATTGGCCCTTTTGGTACTATGTGCACTTCTAACAATACACTTGCATATGCTCTTATTCTAAATGGAAGTGCATGGGATTATGGTTCGGTGAATTGTAATGTGCCCCAAGCATTAAATTCGTATTATCCAGCTTATGGTGCAAAGTTTTTTTACGTATAAATACGAGATATTATTCAGTCTATTAAATAATATCTTTAATCATTGTCTTCATTATCAGATGACGAATAGACACTTTCACTTTTTGATGAAGAAATGCTTTTTTCTTCGTCACTACTACTATTGTTAAGATATTGGAGACAAAAATCGTTAAAACTATCTGAATTTTCTTCTGAACAGTCTGAAGAATATGTTGTTTCTAAAAGAAGTTTTTTTGTTTGTTCAAATGGATAAATATTAATAAAATCTTCTTCTCCTTCACAAAGTAAAAAATTTTCTTTTTTATTTTCTTTACTAAAATGAAGTAACAAAAAATCGCCACAATGTTTTTCATGTGCAATTCCTCTATACGCACCCTTTACCTTTTCTATTCCCTCAAAAGTCCAACCTTTGTAAGTTTCATTTATCAAATGAACAATGGTCTCCATTTATATTAGAAACCATTGTTTTAATATTGCTTTGGAATCAACTCGGTCTTGATACCCATCGCCATGAGCTCTTGAAAAAGCAGCTTTGCTGCATAAGGAATATTGATCATGCTAACCTTGTCGTCAGCACAACCCTTACACTCTGTTTGAGACGCGCATATCATACCACACTTTGTACAAACAATGACATTATATGGATCACTCATATCAAATAAACGCTCTTTCAAAAAACGACTTGTACCATGTACGATTATTGCATCACGTTCCATCTCTCCAAAACGCAAACCGCCGTCCCTTGAACGTCCTTCCACAGGTTGCCTAGTCAACATTGTCACATGTCCTCGTGCTCGAGAGTGCATTTTGTCACTAACCATGTGCTTCAACCTCTGATAATATGTCGGGCCAATGAAGATCTTTGCATCAATTTCCTCTCCTGTGTATGGGTTAAACATTCTTTCTAACCCGTGTCTCTCATAACCAAGAGAATCAAGGTCATTGCAAAGTTTTTCTGCTACATTAACCGAATGAGATGAAAAGGGTGTTGCGTTTCCAAATTTGCCTTGCAATGCACAAGATTTGCCGAGAACACATTCCATAAGTTGATTAATGGTCATGCGAGATGGAATACAGTGCGGATTTATAATGATATCAGGCGTGATACCATCCTCAGTAAAAGGCATATCCTCTTGAGAAAAAATCATGCCACATGTTCCTTTTTGTGCAGCTCGGGAAGCAAACTTGTCTCCGACTTCGGGTGTCTTGATAACTCGAATGACAATTTTGATAATCTTCCCTCCTTTTGGAGTAGAGTTAATGCGAACTTTGTGAATGATTCCTTCTTCACCCGATTTGACTGTAAGAGAAATGTCCTTTTTTTCCTCTTCACCCGACTTCTTGATTCGGATAGAAACTTTGCTTATCAAAACATCATCTTTTTTCACATGGGAACCCTCTTTGATAATGCCGGTCAATGGTCCGGAATTGTGAAGAAAGGCATAATTGTTTTTCTTATTACGAATGTCCATGCTCGGAATCTCAATGACTTGAAAGTTTGCGGTATCTTTTCGCACTTCTTCGTCAGAGATTGTAAAAAATCCCGTAACACGAAACATCCCACGTTCTATAGAACTCTTGTTAAGAATAACAGAGTCTTCTTGGTTAAATCCTTCTTTTGTCATGATTGCAACAATGGGATTGCATCCAGAAGGCATTTCGTTGAAATTAAGAAACTCTGCAGCATCAGTTGAAACAAGAGGGCGTTGAGGATAATCCATAACATACATCATTGTGTCAGCTCGAAAATCATATGTCTCAAGAGGAACTCCGAGAGCTTGTTTCGCCATACTTGAATTATGCACAATAATGCCACTATCAATGACAAAGCTGTGATTCTCAGAATCAACGGTGATGTCCGATATCTGAACATTCTCATGCGAAACAATTGAAGACATTGGCATAAAAATACATTCACCTAATCCATTAGGCGTATAAATGCCAATCTTGTCACCAATTTTCAAATTGGCTGCTTTCACCCATTCAGGAGTAGTGCATCTATCTTTTACCGCCAAAATAGGGTGGTCAAAAGTGCACACCAACTGTCGTCCGTCAATAGTCGACAATTTCATCATATCTTTGTCTGTAGTTTTTGTAAAACAATTGATGACTTTGACATTAGAAATTTCCAAGGTAACAGGATTGACACTTCGAACGTAATCTCCAATTTGTACATTCTTGATTTTCTTGAGCGTATTATCCGCCATCATAATACGTTCTTCTTTCCAAATGCATTGATAACAATTACGAGGTGACTGGGAATGATCCGGAAAAGGAATAATAGATGCACAAACACCAAGAATCATGCTGGGATGAATCTCAAGGAAGTCGTAATGGTATTCGTTCCTTTCAAGTGTTTCCTTATTCATAGCAATAGTGGAATGCTCGATTTCGTTTGGGTCAACATAGCGAATTACACCGATTTGTACAAGGTTGTCCCAGTCGAGAATATCTCCGTCGTAAGCTTTTCCATCCTTAACAACAAAGACAGGACGAAGAAGACGGCCTTCGTCACAGTAAATGACAACTTCTTCATCGTCTTCGTCGAAAACAACAGAAACTTCAGAGTCAATTAACCCATTGTTTTTCTTTGCCAGAATTTCCAATAGTAGTTGCTCAGGTTCGTTTGTAAACCCAATTGGTGTTCCGTTTATAAGAACACAAACATCACATTTTTTGGCTGAAAAAGATGGGCAAGAAACTATAGACTCTTTTGTTAATAGTGTCGAAGTTCGTTTGCTTACTTTTGTTAAGAGTGAAAAGTTTGTCACAATGCCACAGGTTGCTCCTTCAGGAGTTTCTGCCGGACAAATAAAGCCAAACTGTGATGTATTGATTTGGCGAATCTTCGCATTTTTTCCTTCCTTTCCAATTGGAATAACAATGTGACGAAGATGAGACAAAGTTGCCGCATATGTCATTCGATTTAGCACCTGCGACACACCCACTTTCATGTGGGTTGTTTTCTTTGTGCTCCAATTTCCTGTTGAAAAGCATGTCTTGATTGCTTTTGTCATAGTGGTGTAGTGAGAAATAATAGAAACAATATCCAGTTTCTTTTGAAGCTGAAGTGTTGCATTTTTGACAAATCCGTCATATACCGACCGAAAAAGATCAAAAAGTAGTATTCCAGTTGTTTCGATGCGCTTGTTTGCAACGTTGTCTCTGTCGTCATCTTTTCGGATACCAATGCAAACACAAATAAGCTTGTTGATCATAAAACCAAGGAATTCAGCCTTGTCGCGTGTATTTGATAAAATTCCAAGATGCGGAAAAAGCTCCCGCTCAACAACTTGACGTGCATACGCTTCTTGCTTGTCTTTTGGAATAGGATACATGGGGTATTTGGAAATGTATGTCAATGCATCTTCTCGTGTATCCACAAGATACGTTGCTTTCACAATGCTTTTGACATATCGGTGCCCCTTGTCATACTTCATATTTATCAGATTTGGAATATCTTCTGCTTGTACACCAAGAGCCTTGAATACAATGCCCGCCTCAATATGCTCCTTAATATTGGGGAGAGAAACAAAAACAGTTTTCTCGTCCAAAGGCATCATTGTTTGCACCACAACAGAATAACCAGATTCTTCTGCAACCGAACGAATTTCAGAAATGTATTTGTACTTTGTGTTGTTAGTAATGTTTTGCTCGATGACTTGGACAAAGTTGTAATTGGGTCTTTGTTGCGAAACAATCACTCGTTCGATTACACGTTTGATTCGGTCGTGTTCTTTGCCTTTGATGATAAAGTATCCTTCCGGGTCATATCGACATTCGCCTGCGCTAATCTTTTCTTTCTTTGTCATTTCTTTCAAATTGCAAATGCAAGAACCAATCATAGTTGGAATTTGGAGAAGAGGAATACGTTGATGCAACTTTTGTTTGACTAAATTTTCATTTTCAAACAGCTGCTCAGTGATATCAATGTATACAGTCGATTGATAGCACAGTTCGCGATCTCGAGCTTCTTTTGGAAGCAGTGGACGAATGCTTCTGTCTTCGTCTATTACAATCGGGTTTGAGACAAACACATTTCCAAAATGGAAATTAACACGGGTGTTTGTTTTTGGCTCAACTACAATGTCGCTCTTTTCATCAATTGCTCGCTGTATGCCTTTTGAGATAAACTCATTGTAAGAGTCAATTTGAATGTGTGCAACACCGTAATTGTCGAAATAATTTTTCAATAGTTGACGAACTTTGCTTTCTTCCATGTTTTGTTTTAAAGTTTTTATCTCTTTTATCCGAAAAAATCATTTTAATTTTTTATCTTCTTTACATAAAATGACTACTCTTACTCAAGGAAAAATTGATCCTAGTGGTGCTGCTCTGACCCCTAACAATTTTCAGTTCAAGTTGGCGTATGCTACTTTGGCTAACATGACTTCCAGCCCTGGTGTTGGAATGGAGGTACTTAACCCTTATAGCCCTCCTTACCAAACAGCCATGGCGGCTTTTAATAATGGCTATCTCAATCCCAGCCAGCAAAACTATCCTGGAAATTATTACACTATTTCTTCTGCCTATGGTAAAGATCCTGTAGGTAAGCTAACCGCATCTCGTGGTTGTGCAGCTTCAAAGGTAACTGTACCTGCGTCTTAAATAATTTTAAATACAAATTATATATAAATTTTAAAAGATCAAAATTTATACTTGTTTCCGAATGTAATTGTGAATAATTATACAATGCGTCCACCATAAACTCTTCAAAAATAAATTATTATTATTATTTAATAAATGTCTACAATAGCAATATTAAAAAAATTAAGTCCTGTTCAAAAAAAGGCTTTGCAAAAGAAAGCCGAACAAATACAAAAAATAATTGCAAACATGGCAAGTGACAAACTTAGCAAGTCTCCTCGCAAATCCCCTCGTAAATCTCGTAAATCTCCACGCAAGTCCCCGCGTAAGTCCCCTCGTAAATCTCCACGCAAGTCCCCTCGTAAGTCTCGTAAATCCCCACGCAAGTCCCTCTCGTAAATCCCCTCGGCGTTCTTAGATAACATACTTTTCTATTTTTCCTCCGGCTTCGAGATATGTTGATTTACGAGTCAAAAAATGTCTTTTCAAAATCGAATTATTATCAACTAAATCGAAAATGACCGGTGTTATATCTTGTCGGCGAAAAACGCGGCCAAGATACTGAATAAAATATTCTTCCAAATCCGAAGCCAAAATCAGCGCGTCAAGTTTGTCGTGATCAAAGCCAACTCCAACTTTGCTTGTTGTTCCAATTAGGACCCGACTGTCTTTGTCAAATTCTGTTTGACTCTCGATAAAAGTATCGACTTTTTCTCCAGCAGCCTTCAACTTTTCGTACAAGTAATTTGCCTGTTCAATCCGCTTTGTTAAAATCAAGATATTACGTTCGTAATGTTTTTGTACCAAACTAATAATAAAATTATTTCGTTCTTTATTTACACTTTGCGATTCAATAATTTTTCCCCAATTGACAGTTCCATTTCTATCATATTCAACTTCTGGAGTAAATCCAGTTTCAATTTTGTATACAATATGTGGATGAAAAAGCTTTCGAATAATTTTGACTTCTGTAAAGTACAAATCAAGGAGAACATTAAAACCATCAGTCCGGTAAGGCGTTGCTGATAGTCCAATAAGATATTTTGGAAAAAGAAATCGCAATGATTGTGAAAGAACACCAGACATAATTAAATGGGCTTCGTCTACAATGATCGTTCCGACTTTTTGAAACGAGTGAGAACCAAATTTGGACACGTTGATTGCGTTGATTATAAAAAAATCTGCATCATTTTCCCACTTCTTTTTCGGCGATAGAAATTGCACCTTTGCATCGGGGAGAAAGTTGTTTATTGCTTCCTTCCATTGATTCATGAGAACAACTCGATTGACAATAATCATTGTTTTCAGTCCAATTTTTGAACTGATATAAATACTTGTAATTGTCTTTCCAAAACCAGGATAGCATGAGATGATTGCAGCTCCATACGTGTTCAAATTTTGTATAGCTTCATCCTTGATAGTTTTTTGAGTATCTCGCAAGTGTCCCGAAAATGAACATGCTCTAATTTTATCATATAATTCGGTTTTTGGTTTTTTGATTCCCAAGTTTTTAACCCCATATGAGAATGGAACTATGACGCTGTCTTCATCCAAGTCAAATAGTTCTACAGCCTGCGCTTTTGGAGTGTAAAAACTTTTTGCCCCCTTTTTTACAGGCTCTGGAGAAACAGTCAAGTCGTTTGCAATTTTTTCTCTTTGTTCATCAGTCAAAGAATCAATATTTATTTTCAGGGACATTTATGCTTATTGTTTAATAATGACATCAGTTTAAAAACTTCCGGAATCGTCTTTTATGCTTTTCGCTTGACAAAATTAACTTGGCCAGTTGTTTTGGAGAAAGCGTGTTCAAATAAGTATATAAGGTTTCATCATTAAAACTTAATTTTATTTCCTTCTCATGACTTTCGTCGGTGTTAATTTTTCTTTTCGTTTTTTCTTGTAATTCTTGCATGGTCAGCTTTTCGCGTTTTATAGTTTTTGAGCAATCTGGAACACGGGCGACATCATAATTTTGACGACACCAGGCTGGATTTGACACAATCATGTCAGTATTTAGAAATACACTGTCAAACCAACCGCAATTTAATAAATCACCAAAAATCTTTTGTAAAAAGCTTGTACAGTTGGAAGCTCTACCAGTTTTGACACCGGAATATTTACAGTATATGTGAGCACTTGACGGTATATTAATTGTATATGTAGGATATAAAAGTGTAATATACCCATTCTCCAATAAAACGAGATTATTAAGAAAGTAGTTTGTTTTTGTACTGAAAACGGAAAAAGATGTAATAAATTCAGATGTCGTTTTGCTTTTGATTTTTGGTGTAATTGATTTCAAATCTTTTTCAATATTGCTTTTGAATTCCTCTTTTAGTTCGTCAACCATAAGATGATTAAAGATATTTGTCGGTACAACGCGAGGAATAACTTGAAAAGCCACATTATCAAATGTAATTTTATCAAATTCTTCATTAATGTACTTTACATAATCTCTTGACAATTCGGCGGCTGCAATTAACTTTAAACCCCGAAAATCTGGTTTTGTAAGTTGTCTAAGAAGCTGATTTTCTATAATTTGATCCGTGCTGAAAACTCTTGCTTCATATACATTTTCACTTGAACCCATTGATATTGCCTCCATTATAGGTCTCATAGAAAAGTATGACTCATAGATCACTGGATTTTTGAGTTCTGTGAAATCAAACCCCATCCCAAAAGCTAAGTGTTTATTATCTCTTGTTACAACAACAGCCGATAGATGTTCACCTTCTCCCTTTTTATTTAAACTAACCCAAATGTAAAGACGGTCTCCTTGAGATATGGACTTGTAGTTTTGTTTTAAGGTTCCATCCATCTCAATTTCAACCATTGGGTCCATAAACCGAAACCATGGCTGAAATTGCGAAGGAAGTAGCATACCGTATACCAAGGCATCATTGCGACCCTCTAGTTGAAAAGTGTTTGGCATTATGATTGAATCTTTAGAATCTCCATCAACGTTTGTAAAAACTTCATTTTTACATTTTCCAGTTTTTAACATCTGGATAAAATGTTGCGAATAAAAAGTATTTTCATCTTCATTGCTATTTGAAAAATAATGCAATTTACTCTTATAATATTTCAATAATTTCTCCTCACAAAGGGAGAGAAAATCTTCTTCCAAACTTTTCATTGTTGACTTGTCATAATAAAAACTCATTTATTTGTTATGCATTTTTAGAAATTGATTTTTCAATCAATTACTGCTCATTTTTTTAAATGAACATGGACCACGTAGAAGAAATTGAATATGTCAACTTTGGCATTTTTTCAGCCGACGAAATAGTAAAACTATCAGTTGCGGAAATAAACAACCCGAAACTTTCGGGGACCGGTTCAGTTTATGATGAAAGGATGGGCGCATCATCTGACAGTTTTGACAAAAACTGTGTCACTTGCAATCTTGATTTTAAGATGTGTCCGGGTCATTTTGGTCATATTGACCTAAACGAACATGTGATTCACCCAAAGTATCTAAAGGTTGTTCTGTCCTATTTGAAGTGCTTTTGTTTCAAATGCTACAGTCTTATGATCTCAAAAGAAAAGATTCAGCTCGAAGGATTTACACGTTACAAACGCAACACTCGATTCAACAAAATTATTGAGTGTGTAAAAAAGGTCGACGTGTGCCCGGAATGTAAAACCATTCAACCAAAAATTGTTTTGTCAATCGCCGACGCTTCGTTTAAAGCGATTTACAAAAAGGACAGCGAATTACTACCAGACAATGGAACAAAGCCAGTGCGGAAAGAAAAGGAACTTGTAGAAATTCCCCTCACAACAAACGATATTTACAAGATTTTTGAAAATGTAACAGATGAACAAGTCGACCTTCTTGGATTCAATCCAAATCTCGTTAAACCTCTTAATCTCATCATTACCAGACTTCTTGTACTACCTCCTTGCGCTCGGCCTGTCGTTGTCTCTTCTGACGGAAATGTATCAGACGACGACCTCACAAATCAGTATATTGAGATTATTAAGGCAAATCTGCGTTTGACCAATACTGAGGAAAACAACGACGAGTCAAAGCGCATCAAGAATGTGCAAACACTCAAGTTTCGAATCTTCACTCTATTTGATAACTCTCAAAAGAAAGCAAAGCATACGCAAAATGGCAAAGTTTTCAAAGGAATCAAAGAACGCATTTCTGGAAAAGAAGGTCAGATTCGAACAAACAATATGGGAAAACGATGCGAACAGACTGCTCGTACTGTCATTGGCCCGGAACCAACATTGAGAATGGGTCAAGTGGCTATTCCTAGGGAGATTGCTGCAAATCTAACAGTCCCAGAGATTGTGAGCAACATCAACAAGAATTGGTTATACAGTCTTATTATGGGCGGAAAAGCAAACGCGGTGATTCGCAAGGGAAAAATCAATCGCATCAATTTGGCATATGCATTGTTTAGCCGTGGTACTGAATTGCTTCACAATGATATTATTATTCGAGGTAGTGAACGTTATCATTATGTTGGCCAAACACAAATGATACTCAAAGAGGGTGATATTATTTCCCGAAACGGCACTGAAATTCCAGTTCAATTTCCAACAAGGAAAGATTTTGAGATTGAATGTGGTGATGTGGTTGAAAGGCAATTGTTGGATGGTGATTACGTCCTTATTAATCGGCAGCCAACACTCCATCGCGGTTCGATGATGGCAAAACAAGTTGTCATCAAAGATTGCAAAACCTTTCGATTTAATCTTGCATGTACAAAGTCATTTAACGCCGACTTTGATGGTGATGAGATGAACATTCATGTTCCCCAAACGTTGGAGGCGAGAATTGAACTTCAACAATTGTCAGCAACACAACACAATCTTATGACTGCACAGAGTTCAAAACCAAACATACAGATTGTACAAGACTCTCTTCTTGCAGTCTTTCGAATGACAAGCTCTAACAGTGTAAAAATGCAAAAGCATCATTTTTTTAACATTGCTTTAAAAACAATTTTTACCAACGGGGAAAGCGTTTCGCCAAAGTTTATTCTTGACCGTATTCAACACATCAGAAAAGTTTTGAAAGCCAAGGGTAAGAAAATTCAAGCTTATACTGGCAAAGGATTGTTTAGCTTGACTCTCCCTATCGATTTCAATTATGAAAACAAAAACGACGCCGACGCCACAGAACCAATTGTAAAGATTTATCGCGGAGTTCTTTACGAAGGAACAATCAACAAAAGCGATGTCGGAGGCAGCAGTAACTCAATCATTCAACTCTTGTACAAGGAATATGGCAAAGAAATAACCTCGACTTTTATCGATAATGTACAATTTATCACAAACGCATGGCTTACATTTTCAGGCTTTTCTGTTGGAATCAAAGATTGCCTTGCAAGCAAAACAGAAGAGATTAACTCGGTCATTGAGAAGTGTTTTCTCGAAGCAAAGGGTGTTGAGGAAACAACCTACCATGAAGGCATTAAGGAAGCTCGTGTTAATGGTGCTTTAAGTAAGGCCCGTGATATCGGCCTTCGCATTGCAAAGAATGCGTTGGATTCGGGCAACAATTTTCTTGCAACCGTAAATTCGGGCTCAAAAGGAGATTTCTTTAACATTGCCCAAATCACTGGTTTGCTTGGACAACAAAATTTGTCTGGAAAGCGAGTACCAAAACACCTAAACAGAGGACGACGAACATTACCTCACTATCCACTGGAAAATATGACAAAAGAAATGGAGTATGAGTCTCGAGGCTTCATTCGCCATTCTTTTATTCACGGGTTGAATCCTCAGGAATTTTACTTTCATGCAATGTCTGGACGTGAAGGTATTACAGATACAGCAATGGGTACAAGCAAGTCTGGATATATTCAACGCCGTATTGTCAAGGTGATGGAGGATATTTCAGTCAAGTATGACCAAACAGTGAGAAACTTGGAAGGAAACATTTATCAGTTTAACTACAACGAAGATGGTTTTGATCCAAGTGAATCTTTGGTCAAAAAGGGAGAGAATTATCCGTGTGATATTTCTCGCCTTGTGGAGCGTTTAAATATGGAGTGTGAAAAGTTGTAATAAATGAGATATTATTTTTGAATGATAATATATCAGAAATTATTTTAATCTTGAGCGGCTGCAGCGCCTTGCATTAAAGCTTTTTTCGACTTGCGATAACCCTTTCCAGCATCTGGATCTGCATATAAACAATCTTCTTCCTTAAAAGTATCATATAGTAATTGACATTGTCTTGATGTTGGTTTTAATCCAAGAAAAACTACGGCTTTTCTAATAACACTAATATCATCTTCCTTAGAATAATATTTTACCAACTCTTTGTTGAAATTTGATTTTAGGTAAGCAAGAAGTTTTTCTTTTAAAGTATGAAATTGTGCATACTCAGCATTTTTCTCAAGAAATGTTTCCAAACTTTTTAAAACTTTTTCCATATCTGGTGATATCTTTGCACCAATTAATATGAGTAGATGACTTCTTGGAGGATCATCAAAATTCTTACAAGCTCTTCCTGGATGTTGTCGTTTTACTTGTCCTTCGGCTTGTGCCTTTTTTGTTTTGCCAACATTTTGTATCTTAAAAGACTCCAAACCTGGTTTGTCTGGATCTTCCAAACCTGCAAACCCTGCTAAATCTTTCTTTGGCAATTCAAAACGTTTTTCGGCTTCTATTTCTTCCCAAACATTTTGGTCCGGTATCCACGTATATGTTTTGTCTCCTAAAGTATACGATGATTCAGACAAAATGATGCCTTTTTGAGTAAAGTATGCTAAAGACAATTGAAAATCTTTATTTTCTGGGTCAAAAAGAACTTGCTCAATTAACTTCTTTTTTGCAGCTGATGTGAATAGTGGTATTACTCTACCAACATCCTCTACTGTTTGACAATCCCGTAATTGCGGAATTAATATCTTCCTTATAATTTCATTATCAATAGCGTCTTTTAAAGACGCTTTTCTTATTCCGATTGGATAACGAGTGTAAGAAGCACAAAGAAAATCTGAACCAGTACTTAAATCAGAACTTAAGAAAAAAATATTTTTATTTTCTCGCAAATAAGAGTCAAATCCATATGCATTCTTTATAATTACGTTTTCGGCAATAATTTGTCTTATGGCAAATAGCAACTCAAATTGGGTATATTGCGATAATACTTCATCGCGGTGTAAATTTGCAAGAGACATGCTAAACTTTCGACGAAATATTTGCATTATCCGGACAATTATTGGGTTTATTTTTTCACTTATATAATACAACTGATAAGTTGACACATCTACCATATCAAAATTATTTATATTAGTTATACCTTCACACTGGTACTCGCATGGCATATAATCGCAAACTCTTGTTCCGTTTGTCGATTCACCTGCAGGTATAACATTTCTCTCATAAAAGATTTGGCAATCGACTGCAGCTTCCTTAATATAATGTTCAATGTTCTTGGCAGAAATGTCTTTCGATTCACTTTTGGAGTATTTATACATATCAATAGACTTATTTAGTTCTCGTTCATCTGCTATGGCACAATGTTGGTAAATTTTTACTATTGGCTTTTGTCCCGCCTGGATAAGAGCTTGATGAGATCTTAAACGTAGACCTCTTGCAATAACCTGCGACGTTTGCGAATAGTTCCAATGCGGTGTTTGGATGTGAATTTCTTGAACATTTGAAAATGAAACACCTTCGGCTATAGTCGCAGAAAAAATTATTACTTGAAGAAATTCACCGTTCTTGTTCTTTGGGTCATTAAACAAATTCTTAATTGGTGTAAGATTATCTTTTAGGTCAGCTGTAATTAATGCATATCTTTTTGCAACTGTATTTTCAATGCCAAAAGAACTTCTAAAATTAAATAATTCTAAAAGTTTTGTAAACAGAATAACACCAGAGCCATGAACTGCAGAATTAAACACAAGCGTATTATGCCTTGGATTTTCTAAAATAAATCGAATCGTTTTTGCATAAGTAGAAGAGTACCTTTCTAAGAGATGTAGTTTTTCTTCTACTGTTTTACCTTCAAAAAGGCTTGCAATTTGGTTTCGAAAATCTAGCTTTTCTTTTACATATTTTTCATAACCATCCTTTCCAAAAGTAGAATCTGGAAAAACAAAAAGAGATGCTTGCTCAACACTTCTATAAACATCATGTTTCTTTTTCTCAGCCTCTACTTCCCCACCTTGTTGTTTTTCATATGCAGCAAATGCAGTCTGATATGCTTGTTTTTGATGTTGAGACATGGGGTTTTCAACAACGCGAAAATGAGTCAATGGGGGCCGAACAACTCTGCCCACATATTCTGTTTGAATATTTGACAAAGAAGCTTTAAGATACGAAACATAACCTCTAATTTTATTTTTAAAATCTTTCACCTTATCTAGTCTTAATCTTTTGATATTATTTTCATCACTTACAAGATACTCCCTCTCGAAATCTTCTAAAACTGGAAATTTCTTTTCGGTTGGCAAAACGAGATTCATAATATCAGCAATCTCACTTGCTTTATCTGTCATAGGAGTTCCAGACATTACTATTTTTTTACAATTTTTAGGAAGGTGTAACAAACGGGAAATTTGTTTATACGTATTTGACTGTTTGTTATTGCCTTGGCCGTATAATTTTACATTATGAACCTCGTCGATGATTATTATTTTATTAGAGTAATCGCGAACAATCATCTCATCTCTTGTCTTTTTTTCTAATATACTTGTAAAGGTTTCCAACGTATTAAACTCGTAAAACGAATCTGTTGTCTTCTTTATAGTTGCTTTGATTTCAGCTATTAATTTTTTCGGGTCAACTTTTGTTATATCATCTATATATGTTGGCAAGTACATATTCTTTGTACACACTTTTGCCAACTGTTCAATTAGGCTATTAAGAATACTTGGGTTGGTTGTTACAATAATAGCCCCATCATACCGCTTATCTGTCTTCCTCAAATGTTCTATTGCACCAAAAGCCGCACATGTTTTGCCAGTACCCATTTCGTGAAACAGTAAAAGGGCGTCATATGGGGTGTAGGATGATAAAAACCTCGATATTACTTTTTGGTGTTTGAAAAGGGAGTCACTCTCATTTTCTTTCTCGTCCTCTTTTGTGACTTTAAGCGAGGTAAACTCTTTTTTGTTATAGATTGCCTGCTCAAAAGATACTCCTTTATATGGATTCATGTATGGTGGCAAACCAACAGAATCATTTATATTTGGATATTTCGGAAAGAAATCTTCTACTTCCATTTATTTAATGCGAGTGTATTTTTATTAGCTTATAGCAATAAAATTTTTTTTAGAGTTCGCCAGTTTATTAAAGAGTCGAAAAGCATCCTCAAGGTTAATGTGCTATGAAGTCCAAACTCCACATAAGATAAGATTTGCGAATTTTGATACAATATCCACTTTACCTTTTACAAAAATAAGCTCAAGTTGTTTTAACTTCTTGGGAACCATGTAACTCCCAAGGATTTATAAATACTCTTAGTTGGGTCAAACTATACAGAGCTTAAAATTCTAGTTGTTCACTCTCAATTAAAAAGGCTAATTGTTTATAATATCTTTATTTTCAAAATTATTTTTATCTATCGTTTCAACAGGAAGGTTGTTTACAAAAAAGTAAGGAAAGTCAGTATGAATGTGATAATATCTTACTTTATCTTCGCTCGTAAGTCTTTTAACCACATCCTCATCATCAATACGGTATTCGGCAGGGACTAATTTAAACGTTTGAACTCCTAGTAATGAATTCGGATGCACTTCACGGATAATTCGGTGATAACCCGAAATATAAGTATCTTCACTTGGAAGTCCAATTGCAAAGAAATCTTTTGGAATGCGATATGGAAGATTTTCTCTTGGTATATTGGACAAATCTACCTGTTTGTAACCCACGTTTAAAATCTTTTGGGATGGAAAAATGATGTCACCTTTTTTCAACTCTTTTATCAATTTTGTTGTTTTGTCTTCCATTAGGACTGCAGAATTTGAAAGAAGACAAGGTACCGGGTCAGAAGAATCTCCAGCTATCATATTTGTATCACTAATTGCTACTCTCCAACTTCCATCTTTTGGAATTCCAATAACTGGAGACCACCCCGAACCTGTATTCGTATATACACCATGAATTCCATAGACATCTCCAGCTATCATATTTGTATCACTAATTGCTACATTCC